ACCGTTTTTTGATTTAACAATGTGCGTGTTGGGTGGAAACGTCCAACAGCGTGAGGGACACGATACACCCCTGTATGTCTGACCCGGACGAATCTGATCCAGATAGGATAGGGTTGAATTTTTAGATTTGATTGTTAGTGTATAGAATTATAGCACAATACCCGTGTGAGGGTATAGGAGACTGACGTTGGTGGGTTAGACAGTAATGGAACGTTTTTCGTGAGATCCCCATATATTCGCAAGTCACAGTCATCCAATTTAACACAAACACCCGATAGGAGGATTCCGTAAGGGTTTGGGCGCATGTGCCGCATTGCTTTTTAGCGTATAATAGCACGGTTTGTGTTTTTAGATTTACATTGACAAACAATAAAATTGTGGTAGACTGTGTATATGAAAAATGTTTTATGCACCATGATTTTGATTGGTGGATTTGTATTTGCTGGTGAGATTGTGAAACAAGACACTACACTACCGATTACTGTGTATATGATACGAAATGGAGACACAGATCGTACTATTCATCGTGTGTTTTTAACAGAAAAAGCTGCTAAACGTTATGTTAATGATTATAAAGAGAGTCACGCATACGAATATGAAGCAGTCTTACTCAAGGAATAACTATTTATTGAGAGTGGTGGGTTTAATTTTTAAGGTATAATTGCTGGGGCTTCGGCAAGCGGTTGATCCTCATAAGATCGGTCAAGCGGGGTCGGCACCCGTACCAGCAACCATTTTTGTTCTTTGTAAATTTACGGGCGTGTACTGGTTTCGATTTGAGTATACGTTCATTGTATGCACGCAGAAGATGATGGTTGGCTTCTCTAAAGACCCATTAAAACATTAACCGCTGAGGAAAATGTAGTGAGCTACGACTTCTCTTACGAGAACGTCGGCGCAGTTGCAGCCTAATATTGGTTGCCCGTTTGTTCGGTGAGAGTTCGGTAATCGAAACAAATGTCATTTACGGACTAGAACTGAAAACAGTGATTTGTGGTTTCAGTTGACATCTTACAAATCTTAAGAACAACATTTTTTGACAATATTAGATTGTTGTTCCTAACAAATTCAAAATTGTAAAAGCGTGTAGAGTGCGATGATACAATAGTCAAAGACGAGGGTTCAACTCCCTCCACGTCCACCAATTATGAGCCACGACATTACTTAAAAATGATGTCGTGGCTTTTTATTTTCTATATCTATTTATAGTTATGAGCGATTTAACCACCGAAAAAAATGATAGATGTGTGCGGATTGCCAAGCGCAAATACAAAAAATGGCCTAGCGCATATGCAAGTGGTGCTGTAGTCAAATGTCGTCAAGGCAAGATTTGGAAAGGCGTCAGCGAAGAAGTTGTGGATGAAGGTGGATTCAACAAAGAAAAGTCGCAAGGACTGCATGGTTGGTTTGCTCGACGTGGTGGTAAAGGTGGCAAAGGTTGGGTAGATTGTAATACATGTAGAAAAGATCCCAAGACTGGCCAAAAGAAATGCAAAGCGTGTGGTCGCCAAGCAGGTGAGAAGCGAGCCAAATATCCAGCGTGTCGTCCAACACCAAGTCAATGTACCAAAACCGGAGTCAAGAATAAAAAGGGTCCAAGCACAGCTTCTTGGAAACAAAAAAACGAAACCCTTGATTACGCAACAATAGCCAAAGAGTTGTATTTGTAATTTGTATGAGAATCTACAGTTTGCTTTATGAGACCAGCATATATGACTATTTGATTTGGGAACCCCAAGGCAAACTTAAGCATATTGCGGACACACTTGACACATTCAATAAATTTACATCCAATGATTTGTTCAGAGGCATGTCCAAAAAAGAATTGGGTGTATTGCAACGCCATGGTAAAGTGACTTCCAAGGGCAAGGGCAACACCCGCAACATCTATGGGAGTTATCTTGCGAGTGATTTCAAATTGAGTGCGAGATTTGCTTTGGTAAACTACAGAGACAAAGGTGAAGGTGTTGTGATCGTAGTGGATAAAAATAAGTTACCAGACTTAAAAACTGTTGATGATGGTAACTTTGTTACTACTTATATTCCGATAGAAGCAGTCAAACAAATTATAGATTTATCAAAGTTATGAGCAATACAATTAAAATTTCAAAAGCAGATGCACAAAAGAAGGTGTATGAATTGACCGAAACGTTGCTGTTCACCAAAAAGGATTTTAAGGATGTGGCAACTGGATACAAGGAACGTATCAAAGAAATTGAAAATGAAATCAAGGCTGTGGTAGAAGAGTCTGGTACTGTTACACCAACATCTACACCATAAAAATCAAGACACGCTTTTTTTACGGCGTGTCTTTTTCTTTTTAGACAGCTTTGATTCAACAGGTTTTTTATCAACTAGAATGCTCTGTATAAATTTTTTAACGTTGACTTTCAGACTATTTGCCATATAATTAAATAGTATGGTGAAAGTTAAAACCACGACACAAAAGTCTAGAAAAAAACAACAAGAAATTGTTGTTGATAATCAAATATCTAAACTGTCCAAAAGTTTGGAGATAGTGTGGATCAGCTACACACCAAATAGTTCAAAATATTTGGTGTACAAAAATATTCCGCTTGAGTTGCTTGTGGATGAAACCACAGAAAAGGGTCGTAAAGTAATGGTATCTATATATCCAGACGGTCACGATGTATATTTGGTTGAATACCAAAGACCCGGCACAAAATCTTTTCCATTCGGCGGAACCAAAATTTACAATAAGACACTGGGAGAAAGTAGATATGTTTATCCTGCGGCTGTAGTCAAACACAAGGATATTCAATATTTTAATCGTATAATTGACGATTCTGATTGACATCTGTGAACCTGTGTATTATTGTGGTAGACAACAACATGTATTAGTACTAACAACAAACCCAATAGGTAGTAATTATGCAAATAAAACATAAGAAAATGGATAATAACATTGAGTCGAGTGAGGCACCAAGAGATCGGTATGCTGTGTTTCGCAACGGAGCCAGAGTATCAGATGAAGAATATTCCAGTCGAGCAGATGCTCAAGGTGAGTATGATCATTGGAATCGTGTGATCACACGCTGGCCAGATAATAGCAAGTTGGAAATTGTCAACCTAGCAAGAAAGGGTAAATAATATATGGGACTACGAGAACAAATCAAAAACGCAACATCGGATACTGAAGTCACACAACTACTCGCAACTGGTAAATCATACGAGTTTGCATCTGATAGAACCCAAAGCTCATGGAGATCCACTGCCACGTTCCGCCTCGCTGAATTGAGCAATCCGACTCCCGCACAAACCCCAAATAAACCGACTGAATCAAAGAAGGGCAAGAAACCCAAAAAGTCGGCCTGAATAAATAGTTGATACAAGTTGTTTAATTGAAGAAGGGCATCAAATAATGGTGCCCTTCTTCTTTTAGTTTTGGCTATTTATTAGATATGGCCAAGCCAAAAACGTTTCACCAAACATTGGAGCTACCATCGGCGTTTAGCGTGATGGATGATTATATCGGCAAACATAAGTCAAAACTGACAGAGCAAGTTGTTGCGTCGATTGAGTTTGCGATCAATAATGATTTACCAACTGTAGAAGTGTTTAATTTTCAAGGCTCGGAATTTATGGTGGTATTAAGTTCATCCACGTTCAAAGAGAACTTGGACAACATCATGGCCTACTATATCAGTACGGAACAATATGAGTTCTGTGCCCGTGTTACTAACGTTCAAAAACTACTCAACAATGAAAAAACAAATGAGCAAAAGAAAAGACACAAGCCCAAAAATTCACCAAAATCCAAAAATAAAGGATACGATTCAGATCAAGACTGTTGAGTTGACTGAAAAGCAAAAACAACTTATAGAAATTTTAAGAGACAAAAATACAAAATTGGTATTCATATCTGGCCCAGCTGGTACTTCAAAAACGTATACGTCTATTTTGGCTGGTTTACATTTGATCAATGACAAACGTGTCAGTGAGATGGTATATATTCGATCTGCTGTAGAAAGCAGTGACAGTAAGCTAGGATTTCTACCGGGTGAAATGGATGACAAAATGTTGCCATACATACAACCTTTGATTGACAAGTTGGAAGAGTTGTTGCCAAGATGCGACATTGAAAAGTTAAAAATGGAAGAGCGTATTCATGGTGCGCCTGTCAATTTTTTGCGTGGTCTGAATTGGAATGCTAAGTGCATCGTTGCGGATGAAGCACAAAATATGACCAGAAAAGAGTTGATCACACTCATTACTCGGGTTGGAGAATTCAGTAAATTATTCGTGTGTGGTGATCCAGATCAAAGCGATATCAACGGAAAAAGTGGGTTAACCGGCATTGTTAATCTGTTTGATGATGATGAAAGTCGAGCCAATGGAATTCATATCTTTAAGTTTGACGAAGAAGATGTAGTTCGTAGTGGTTTGGTAAAATTCATACTAAAAAAACTCAAAAAGCTAACTTGATTCATAATTATATGTATAACGTATGTCAATATTGTCAAATAAAGGAAGAGTAATCCCAAGTCTCGACAATTATGCAAATCCAGCCAGTGGGGATTTGCTGATTGTGCAAGACATGGCACGTAATAAAACCAAGAACATTACATTCTCTCAGGTATCAGAAACTTTAGTAGGGTTGTTGCAAGGTGTCCCCGTAAATTTCACAGACACCGATAATAAATTTACTGGCTCATTCAAAGGTGGATTTGCCAAGTTTGATTCTTATTTGACTGCATTGGAAACCGAACCCGGGTTGTTATTTTCTGTAAAAGGTACTGCCTTTTCTGCAACGGGTTTTCAAACAATCACGTTGGGTGGTACATCAACCATTACTCTGAATTCACCAACCGTTGTGGTTGGGCAGATTTTGAATGTTGGTGGTTTATTAACTGCATCCGGCGGAGTCGCTGGTAATCTCACTGGTAATGTATCGGGTAACTTAACTGGCAATGTCGTGGGCAATGTCGTGGGTAATGTCACCGGTGATGTAAAAGGTGACATTTATGATAATGGTGGCACTCAAAAAATACTAGACAATCGCACCAACAGAACAGCACTATTCAGAGGTAGCAGTAGTTATGCGAGTCGATCACTATCTTCAAGTCATGCGCGTGTTGCTGACTTGACCTATACTTGTGTAAGTCATACAACCACTGCGGACTTTGCAACATTGGCACGTAGTGCTAGTTATGCCAGCCAATCAAGATCGTCTTCATATTTGCGATACACAGGAATTCCGAATGGTAGTTCAAGCTATGCATTGAGATCCGGTCTTGCTGATGTTGCGACATTCGCGTTGAGTATTGGTAATGCCAAAACAGCTTCTTTCTTGGCGTGGGTTCCAGGTCAAGTTAACGGTACAGCAAGTTATGCTAGATCCGCAAGTGTATCACGCAGTTCCAGTTATGCGCTGTCATCAAGCTATTCATACAGTGGAAGCTATGCCACCAGCGCAAGTTATTTACCGATCACAACCATAAGTAAATTGTTAAACCAAACCCAGGGAGCTATCAATGTAAGATATCCGTTGGGAAATATTACGTATGGTAACTATCATTATTTTGTAAACTATGGTCGGGATAATGTTGGTCACTTGTTGAGACACAATATATTGACGAATCAAGTCGAGATGATTGCATCGGGAGCAAGTAGCGGTCTTATTATTGGTGGTCATATTTCTATACATAACTTCGATTATGGTGCTGGAGCACTGGATCACTTGGTTATGACCCAAAATGGGTGGATCTATGTTTTGAAAGAACCGGGGTCTGCAACTCCAGTGATGTTGCCACCAATCAATGTCAGTGGCGACTTTCACCAACATCGATGTTTATATGTGAATACTGTTCCAACAACATACGATACGTCGGCCAGTGTCCTACATCCGACTTTTTATGTGGGTGTCAGCAGCAATGCTTCTGATTGTACAAACATGTATCTCTACAAGATATATTGGACGGGTGCGGCATATACTTATGTGCTAGTCCCCAATAACTGGAGCATGTTTACTACTACAATTGCAAATTCAACTACATTTAGAAATATTGTGGGAACAACTCCGTTTAATCTATTGACCCAGATTTACAACCCGATTAAGAAGCGATTGTATTATTCCGAAAATTCTGTAGGATTGCTTCATATTTTTAATATTTCGGGTTTTGTTGGTGGTGCAAATTTGGGAGAATGGTGGAATCAAGTCAATGCTACTAAACTGCCACAATTGACATATGAAAAAACAATTGCAATTTCTATTCCTGGTAGTAATTTTTGGACAAATGCTGAATGGGAGAGTTTTTCTCTGGAATATAATACAACTACAGGCGACGAAAAATTCTTATGTTGGAACCGAATTGGATACGACAACGGTACAGGCACAGTTGGTCGAGTTGCTTGGATAGAATCATAAACACACAACCAATTTCCACAAATTATAACATATGGCAAGCCCTTGTAATAGTCTCAATGTTCAAACCGTCAAAGTGAGTCAGCTTAGTAGTATCAGTCGTACTATTAAACCGAGTGACAGCTTTTTGGTGATTCAGAATGATGCTACCAAAACGTCCCGCAAAGCAACATTTGCAAATCTATTGACATTTTTGTCAACTGTGCCGACGGGATCATATTCTGGTAGTTTCAGCGGCAGTGCCCGTGGTCATTTTACTGGTAGTTTTACTGGTAGTTTCAAAGGCTATATGAGTGCGTCGAATGCATTCCACAACAAAGTTGCATTTCATGGATCAGCAAGTTGGGCAGCAAATGCAAATCACGCATTGACGGCCGACACTGTAATTGGTTCAACAACAGGAACGGGAACTGTAAATCAGTTTACATATTGGACGGGACTAAATACATTGGGTTCTACTCCGTATTTGACCATCGATTCCACAAAAAATAACATCAGTCAGACAAATCTGCCGGGTCGTATAATGGTTAATCGACCATTTGATTTTGGAAGTAGCGCAGCCAGTGAGATGCCGCAAATCATTCAATACTCACAATCATACGAATTGTATGAAGTTGGTCTACAGGCAGCCAACAACTACATTCGCACTGGTAAAAACTTTGCAATCTTTTACTCTGGTTCTTATAGCGTTGGTGCCACTGATGGTGGTAAAGAAGCAATTTGGAGTCCAGATAAATCCGTAAATGTTGGAAAAAGTGGTTGGACAGTTGTGGGTGTGAGACAACGTTTGTTTGGTATTGGTCATTTTCCAAAATCGAGTCAAGTGAATGCGCAGTGTCATGTGCATTTGAGTAGTTCATTTGGTTGGCCAGGAGGTTATGATCCAAACGCCAATGTTTGGTTAGTTACATCTGGTAGTAGTTTCACTAAGTTGGCGAGACTGAGTGGAGCCGGGCAATTGGACGTTAAGGGTGATATCGTTGCATATTCAACGTTTGCATCATCCGACGCACGTCTTAAAAATGATATTCAACCAATCGAAGATGGTTATGATAAATTGAGTAATTTGAACCCAGTTTCGTTTACTTGGGAGTCAAATGAGCGTCCAGATTTTGGTTTGATCGCACAGGAAGTTGAAGAACTGTATCCAGAGTTTGTCAAAGAAGACATGAATGGATACAAAGCGGTCAAATACAATTCTTTCATACCATTGTTGATCAAAACTGTACAAGAACAACAAGAACAAATTTTTGATTTATTGAAACGTATTGAATCATTGGAATCTGAATAAGGTATGTCCAACGTTAATCGACTCAATAGAAGTGGACCATTGTCATTTTCAGAATTGACATTGGGATCTCCATATAGTTCCATCAGTGATTTATTGAGCAATATAGAAAGTGTACCCACACAAAACGTATCTGTCTCAGCGTCGTTGTCGTTGCTGCGATCATGGACCGGTGATCCAACGGATAACACCAAAACATTATATGGTGTTGGCACTGGTCTTGTTAGTTACGATAGTGTTGTGGATGCCAAGCTGAGTGAATTCTACGGTGCAAATTATTTGAGCGCATCTATCAAACCAAATGGTAGTGGGCGTTGGGACGTTAAAATCTGGCCAGATAGTGTAGTATACAATTCCAATTATTTAACACAAGAAACGTCGAGTCGAGTGTATCGGTACAGTGTGTATTCAAAACCACTCACAGGAACATCGTTTGTAAAACAGTCTGCGTATGTAAAATCAAATGTGGCGGAACAGTCTGTTGTGAATTTAACATCGGACCGAATCTATAAAGTTGTATTGAAGGATGTTGTTTCAAACGCTTTCACCTCTAGTTTTTTCACGGGTTCGTGTGGAGTTCCAGCGGGTAGTGTTGGTAGTAATGTGTATTTAGATTCTGGAACTACAACGACTATCGCTGCCGCCAGAGATGCGATTATTGCTGGAATTTCTAAATCTGGTTTGGATTCAAATCGCCAATCCGATGTTATTCAAATCGCAAAAATTTTGGCAAATTTTGTTGACCAACCGAATACATTATCACTCACTGGATATGTTCGCAATGCAACATCAACAACTAGTTGGCCGGCCGGTGGCACCCGCAGCTTTGATTTTGAGGGATTTATTAGTAGAATAGTGCAAGGTGGAAATTACTATGCTGGGCTAGTAACTTGTAGTGGTGGAAATTCTTTTGTTGGAAACCCTGCGACAACTTATCAATACGGTATAGATCAAGTGTATACGACATCTGGTCAATCTAGTATGGTCATATTTGCGTTGGCACCAGTGTCTTCGATTTCTGGCTGTTCGGCTTTACCAACCGACGCAATTTCAAACATAGTTGTGACCCAAAATTGTTTTTCACCAGCACAAACAATTAATCCATTAGTTACTACAGCAGATGTCAATTTTACTGGTAGTGCAATATTTGTGAATCCAAGCACCAATGCACATTCAGCAACATATACACTAAATGCTGATTGGATCAATACCGTAAATAATAAATCTTTGTACGATGGCAATCAACAGTTGTTACCAGCATTTTCACCAAGTACGTTTACTTTATCTGTGGGTCAAAGTAAAAAAGTGACCTATGCGTTTGGTAAAAATTATTGGCACAATGCCATTCAAAGTTCAAGCTTTTCAACGAGAGGATCTTTCACCGCAGTATTTAGTGGTGGAGCCACACTGGTTGGGTATATAACATCCACAATGGATAAAAATGTTTGTATGGGTAGTGGTGGTCAAGGTGGTGGCGGAGGATGTCCTGCTGCGTGGCAATTGATGGAAACAAAAGAAAGAGGGTTTATTCCAGCAAGAGAAATTGTTGTGGGTATGCACTTGCGTGATCCACAAATTGGTGTTTGGAATAGAGTAAATGTGGCATATGTTAGTCGTGCTCCAATTTACAGAACCATTATTGATGGTGTTGCGTTTGATGTTGATAATAGCCATAAATGGCCTGTTGGTAACGACACTTGGAAGCAAGTGGTTGACATCAAACCGGGTGATACTCTTGAAGGTGTTAATAACAAGACGTTATTTGTCAACGATAATTATTTATTGCTTAAGGATGCTGAGTACATGCATTTGAATTGTGATAATCACAGATTTGTTATGGGATCGGATGTTATTGGTCATAATGGAAGCGCATCTTGGTTGGTGACCAAAAAATTCTGAGTTATTTTGTCCAAGAAGAAGCGTTCTTGTTGATATTTATATTTATGATTAAATTCAAACATCTAGTGATTTTCACATCCATGCTGATTGCGGGCTGTGCTGCATTTTTTAGTGTATACGGTATTGGTCTTTTGTTTTCTGGAGCTATTGTTGCCGCAATGATAATGGCCAGTGCATTGGAACTTGGCAAGCTAGTAACAACATCGTGGTTATTTCGCTATTGGAACATTGCCAATAGATTGATGAAAGTTTACATGGTAACTGCGGTTATTGTGTTGATGTGCATTACATCTCTGGGTATTTTTGGATATTTAACCGCAGCATTTCAAAAGAGTTCGTTGGAAACTGAATTGAGCATGACCAAGATTGTTGCCTTGGAAACTCAAAAGACACAAGAGTTTAAGAAAGTTGACAATGTTAGAATTACTATTGACAAACTATTGAGTTTGCGTAGTTCACAAGAATCTAGATTGAGTCAAACCCTTACCAACGCAATCATCGCTCGCAATCCGATTCAGATGCAAAATATTCAGAATCAGATCAATGATCAAATTTCTGATCTAAATAAACAGATCGATGCGGAAAATACCAAGTTGAAGGATGCTGGTGATAAGTCTACCAAGATAGACGATGAAATTTTCAAACTCAAAATTGACAACAGTCAAAAGAAAGATATTACCACATTCAAATTTGTTGCGGATGAGTTTAATACCGATATTCGCCACGTTGTTAAGTGGTTTATTGTTGTGTTGATCACGGTTTTTGATCCATTGGCTGTGGTGTTGTTGTTGGCATACAATATGAGTTCCAATACACGCCAAAATAGCGAGCAAGATTTTCAAATGTATGGTGAAGAAAAAGTAGCTGCACCAGCACCAGTTGAACCAGCACCAGTTGAACATGAAAATATCAGAGAGGTTGAGAAAATCGTTGAAGTTGAAAAGCCAGTAGACAGAGTTGTTGATCGTGTTGTTGAAGTGGAAAAGCCTGTGGATCGTGTTGTTGATCGTGTTGTTGATCGTGTTGTTGAAGTGGAAAAGCCTGTGGATAGAATTGTTGATAGGATCGTTGAAGTGGACAGACCCATAGTAGAAACCATCGTAAAAAAAATTAAAAACAAAACTCAAGGCGGCCGGGGATTGTTTAGTTTCTAAAATAAAAATTCGTTTCTCACAGCGGGAACTATATATTACTATGTTAGAAAGTCCCACACATGAATAACGAAGAACTTTTAGAATTGCGGCGAATTTTGCTAGAAGCAAACGAAAATAACGATTGGTTCGCTATACACGATGCTGTTGAATTCATAGACGAATTCATCGAGTGGGGTGACCAAGAAGAAGTATAATATCAAAATATATGATTACATCAATTCCTCAAAATGCGCTTATTGCGCTAGTTATAACAACCGTGCTGTTTCTAGGGAGCAGCATTTTTCTTTATATAACCCTAAGAAAATCTGAGTCACAGCTTGTTGAAAATCAGAAGAAGTTGGCTGATTACGAATTAGCATTCAAGGCTCAAAAAGATCTTTCGCAAATTATGACAACTGGAGTTGCAACATTTTTGCAAATTTCCGTGAATGAATCTTTGAAGCGGGTGGAAGATTTGGAGATTCAACTCAAAGAATTTGATACTACAAATTCCGAATTGACTCAGTGGGTTACCGATTTTCAAAAACTTACAGGAAATGTGTATAAACAGTTGAAATCTATCGATGAGCGTGGTATGTTTGAAAAAGATGATGACGTTGGCTTCCTTTTCCAGGATATGTTGGGGATCATCACCGAATATAACAGAAGGGTTAATTTTAATGATAATAATACCGCCGATGAAAAACAAACGCAAAAGTAAGGTATCTTCCGCTAAAGTGAAGACCGCAAAACTTTTGTCAAAAACCAAAAAAGACAAAAAGCAGAAGACTACTGTAGTTTACAAAGTAACTGATACTAAGAAAATCAAGAATGTAAAAAAGATTAAAAACGCTAAACCGGTAGATACCAACGTCGAAGTCGTCGCAACCGAGGTGATTGACTTACCTATTCAGACGATTGTTAAAAGCATAGAAGTTCGTAGAGATGTTGATGTTGAACCGCTGGTAAATACTGATAGTGGTGATGATGACACAGCCGATACTCTAAACGAGGATGGTACTAGGAAAGTGCGTCGTCGTGGTAGAAATAAGAAAAACAAGATCTACTTTAGCAAAGCTACTGAAGATGCCATTATTGAATTCAACGCTGAAGAAGATATGGATAAGCGTAACCTTATCTATAATGAGCGAATTAAGTTTAGTTTTGAAAAGCTGGTCGAAAACATTTATAACACATTCAAATTCACGTATTTTGACACCGGCCCAATTGAAGTTCAACGTGAAACAGTTTCACATCTGGTAACAAACATACACAAGTTTCAAGCGGGTAAAGGCAAAGCATTTAGCTATTTTAGCATTGTTGCAAAGAACTATTTGATCTTCCACAACAACAATAACTACAAACGATTCAATCAACATGTGGACATCAGTGAAACACCAAGTGAAGACTCAGTTTGTTTGCAAACTGAAGACAAGCATCATTATGATGTGCAGACCAAGGAATTCATGAAACTGCTGATTGACTATTGGGAAAAAAACGTTACCAAGATCTTTAGTAAAACGAAGGATTTGAATATTGCGTATGCTGTTATTGAGTTGTTCCGTAACTGCGAACGCATCGAGAACTTTAACAAAAAGACACTGTATCTGTTGATTCGGGAAATCAGCAATTGTAAGACGCAACAGATTACCAAGGTTTTGAATAGGATGAAGGGTTATCAATCCCAAATATCACAGAACTATACTGATCAGGGTGTAATTTAACCATTGCCACAATTTTAAGTATAAAAACAAAACCAATCGACAAAACGATTGGTTTTTCTATTTATTGAGTATGGATACAAACTTTGAAATTTACAAAGGCAAGAACTTTTCGGGTCTTTGCAAAGATATTGTTAAAAACTCTGAGAGCAAGAAGGATCAAATTGATATTCTTATCTCTGAGTTACGTTCTTTGATCAAAACTGTGAATGATGCCATTATTATTGTGCCTCTCATTAAAGACTATTACGACGTGGGTGTGAAGAATGACGAGCAACTGGTGAAGCTGGCATCTATCGTTCAAAAATTAGTAGCAAAGGGTGAAGCTAGTGGTGAAGGTAATGGTATGATTTTAAGCGAAGACGAACGTAGACAGTTGATGGAAGACGTTGTGTCTATCGCAGGTGTATCCAAAACTAAATAATCATGGCTGATTCATCTACCAACATTGAAAGATACGTTCAGACTCAAAATCCGTCTGGTCGTGGCAGCGACCCACTCAATTTAGTTGGAGCCAATCCAAACTTCCAACTTGCGGTTGTTGTTGATATCATTCTAAATGATCAACACCCATTCTTCAGTAAAGAAGCTGATAATCTGCGTTCAAAAGGACCTGTTACCGTGGGTCCACAACAGATTCCCGTAAACTACAACAACGATGTACCAAACAGCAGGGACATCGATTATAGTTATATTGGTAGAGCCAAGATTCGTATTTTGGAATTGGAAAAAAAGACGCCTGTGGAAAAGTTGCCATGGGCAATTCCTCTGGATAATACCATTACTCAATATCCATTGTTGAATGAACAAGTTTTGGTTTTGAAAGTAGGTGGAAATTTCTACTATACAAAACCGTTTAACAAATCCAACTTCGTTGGAGCCAATGTTGATTATGTTACCGAAGAGTCGTTGAGCCAAGATCACACATCGGCATCACCGGTAAATCCCGATGCACTCCGCAAGAGTTATTTATCACATCCATATTTCAAAGCTATAACCAAAACTGGTTATTTGGGCAACTACTTTATACTCAATCCTTTTATTCGTAGTGTTCGTAAATTTGAAGGTGACACTGTGGTCGAAAGTCGATTCGGTCAAAGCATCAGATTTACGGCGTATGACGTTGATAGAAACAATGATAAATCTACAAACCCATCATACGCACTCAACGCTAATCTGTTTAGAGAGTCAGTGAACGGTGGATATGGTAACCCAAGAATTATTTTGCGCAACAGACAGCGCAATATTGCGTTGGATAAGCCACAAAAATTACATCCAAAACTACCACCAATCCCGGTGATAACTCCCCGTGAAAAAAACTACGGTGGACAAATTGAAGAAGACATTAACAACGACGGTACCACGGTTGAGATTAACAGTGGGCCTGCTGTGAGTAGATGGGTTACCACCGTATACAAAAGCATGTTTGGTGTTGGTAAAGATCAAAAACCAATGGAGGAACAACCGATGTTTAATCCACAAGGATCAACATCATACCAGATGCCTACATTGAACGGTGATCAATTCATTCTTAATACAGATCGTATAGTGTTGAGTAGTCGGTTTGCAGAAACATTACACTTCAGCAAACGTCGGTATGGTATTGTTACGGATTCCGAATATACAGTTGATGCTAATGATCAGATTGTACTTACTACCAACCGAGCAGCGTGTTTGAATGCTCCGCAAATATTTTTGGGACAATACGGTGAAACCAACGAACCAGCTTTGATGGGGCAGACCACTGTGGATTGGTTGTATGATCTTTGTAATTGGTTATTGGATCACGTTCATTGGCACCACCACGTACATCCACATCCCCATGGGCACGAAGATGCTGGTCAAATCGATAACACCAATACCAATGATGCAAATCCAGATCAAACACAAATCCCCGTGCAACAGATCAAGCTAAAATTGTTGCGAGACAATCTTCACAAAACACTGAGTCGCCGTGTATTTCTTACAGGTGGTGGATATGCACCTGGAGCCAATGGTGTTAAACCTATTGGTAGTGCTGGCGAATGTGTAGCACCAGTGCAAATCAACACGGTTACTGGTGAGGGTGTACTGGGCGAGTTCAAGGGTAGAAATCGTCGTGAAGGTCCAGTACAGATTGAATTTGAATTTGAAAATTAATATACTATGGCAGACAAACTTGTAGATATTTTGGGATTTTTGCAACCCGATTCTGGTAACAACTGGAGTGCTGGTATATTTTTGGATGGCAATGCCAAAATCATGTATGCGTTTGAAGATGCAACTGCCCCACTTCAAGATTTTAGCTTTTATGGTACCCTTTACAATGGTGCGGTGGCCATATCAGCATTAAATACTGGACCAAAGACGTATGCTGAACTATACAAGTATCTGAATGATCAAAAATTGTTGCCCGATGTTCCGGACAAAAACAATCTACCACCGGTGATTGTTGGTTCCGCTGGACCAGACACCAACAAGCAGAACGTCATTGTCAACATCAATAAAAGACCAATCTTTCAGCGTGTATATTATGCTAAATGGGCGTGTCTAAAAGAGTTGGAATCAACTAGACTTTCGCAGTATTTGTTTGATGTTGCTGAAAATGTTCGCAGCTATGAAACCAGTTTGTTACGAGGTAAAGTGGCCGAGGCAAACTCCAGGGAAAACCAGTTTGCTGGAGATCTATTGGCGGGGTTGGAGGAGGTTTCAGACAATATCAAAAGTGGCCTGTGGGACAAAAATAAAATACCGGCGTGTTTTCTACCTGATCCAGACCCAGCACTATCTGGACCACCATCGCAAACAATATATGGTACTATTAATTCAGCACCAACCGTTGATAACCCCAACATCAAACTACCATCATCCGAACCAAAACAATTGGACCCATCAAAGGCTTTGAGCGAGGTAAATAAAAAAGAAGATGACTTGGACAAAGCGATGGCCAAAAGCAGTGCGGATTTTGATAAGAAGATGTCGGATTCTGCTAACGAAACACCAACATCTTCAATCTCGGATCCAAATGCCGTAACTACCAGCACTGTTACTTCTACTAACACAGTTACATCCAAGGAAACTGTGACAGGCGGTGGTGTGACTGTAAGAACAAGCTTTGCATCAGAAGATCCTAGATCAAGAATGACATCGGCCGAGTTGGATGCTCTTCCAAATGGAGCGGGTCAGACTGAATTCAAGATACCAGGCAAGGATTCTGTAACAACTACCACCGATTCGATTTCATCTACAGTTAGTCAAGTCAAGACTCCAACTGGAACTGATGTAGTATCTAAGTTGAAAGTTGACAGTAAGATAAAAGTAGAGACTCCAAAACTTCCAACTGTAGCAAAACCAAAGTTTGTCAAAGATGGTCTTGGAGACAACTGGAGTCCAGATAAATTCAAACCAGAGACCATTGCTGGCAACACAAAATTTGTGGACCCCGCCACTGGAAATATTGGGTCAACAGAACAACTAGCTGCTGTAAATAATCTGAAGGGTTCTTTACCAGATTTTCCCAAGCCCAATATTCCGAGTTTGTCAGATTTTGCTCCCCCAACAAACATCACAAATGCGGATGCCGCATTGACCAAGTTAACGGGAGAAAACATAGGTTCACTAAATCCAAACTCAGCGATTCAGTCACCAAGCAGCTTGATTAAGGGAGCAACGGGAGGATTACTTGGTGGTGGATTGGGTGCTGGCATTGGTGCGCTCGCCGGAGGTGGTAAGGGTGCTTTAATAGGTGGAGTAAGTGGAACAGCATTAGGTGCCGGTTTATCTGTTGGTGGTATTGGGGGTGGATTATTAGCTGGTGCTGGCTTGGGTGGCGGTATTGGTGCGCTCGCCGGAGGTGGTAAAGGTGCAGCAATTGGTGCAATTACGGGTGGAGCGTTGGGTGGTGGTCTAGCAATGGGTGGTATTGGGGGTGGATCGTTGGGAGCCGCAGCAGCAAAATTGGCGTCTGTAAAGATTGGTATGCCAAAACCAAACATACCAAAACCACCAAACGCACCCAGAATAAAAGTGGTAAAAATTAAACATCCTAGTGATATTAAGGGTGCTCAACAACTATTAAATTTGCAGAAATCGAAACTAGGTCAATAATTATAGATATATGAAAGCTGATCAACTCAAAGAATATATTGTTAAGATTGTAAGAAACGAGGTTAAAACTGTTATTCGTGAAGAAATTCGTGGATATTTGGCTGAAGCGTTTTCAAAACCATCAAATCAATTGGTGTCGGAATCAACAAAAACTTTTGTCGATGAATCCATGGATATATCGGAACTAGTGGAGTCGGTACCAACCACACCTAAAAAGTTTATACAATATACCAAAAATCCTGTGTTGAATCAAATTCTTAATGAAACATCTGGTGGTGTGCCGCAGGAAGGTAGTCTTGTTTCCATGTTGGGTGGAGCCGAACGCAGCATAACTGAGTCTACTATTCCAGCTACGGCACCAGAACCAGTCAAGAAGGTTGCGGCGGCATTAACCCGAGACTACAGTTCTTTGTTAAAAGCAGTTGAACAAAAGCGTGCTGGTAAGAAATAATACATATGGCTACTCAAGCACTTGGACTAAAATTGCCGATACAATTGGGTCAAAATGGTTATTTTGACACCAATACGGCCACTGTTGCCCAAGTTGCGGACAACATCAAGAATTTACTACAAACAATTCCGGGTGAACGTCGATTCAATAATGAGTTTGGGTCGAGCCTTTATAGTTTATTGTTTCAGCAAAACGTGGTTGAAGTAAATAAAGATATTATTGTTGATGCTGTGCAACGTGATATTGATCGTTGGTTGAATGGTGTATTGGTCAATGATGTAAAAGTGAAACTAGCGGTAGATCAACCACAGAATAATAATGAGAATTCTATATTTATAAGTGTGGTGTTTACATATAACAGATCTGCGGCCACTGTTGATGTAACACTCAATACCAATCGAATCTAATGTCACAAATAATCAATAAGACGTTTAAGGCAAATACGAAGGACGTTAGTTACGTCAATCGTGATTTTGCGTCTTTGAAACAACAACTGATTGACTTCACCAAACAGTACTATCCTCAAAACTATAAGGATTTTAGTGAAAGTTCGCCTGGACAAATTTTCATTGAGCAAGCGGCATACGTTGGTGACATACTTTCATATTACACCGATCAACAGTTCAAAGAGAGCTTTATACAATTTGCGACTGATCGTCGCAACATCATCAATCAAGCAAGATATCTTGGATACAAACCAAGAACCGCTGCTGCTGCTGTAACTGAGCTTGAGCTTTATCAGTTGTTGCCAGCAAAACGAGTTGGTACTTTGGATGCTACCTACGAACCAGATGAAAGCTATTGCTTGATTTTGAAACCATACACCGAATTCAGCAGTGTTTCGGGTGTCCCATTTTTAATAGACGATAGTGTTGATTTTAGCCAAGACACAGTATTCTCACCTCGACAAATTAGCATATACAGTCGTGATGAAACAGGTGCTCCTCAATTTTACTTAATCAAGAAGACCATAAAAGCATATTCTGGTCAATTAGTTACAAAACAAGTAAGTGTTGGTGCCGCAACTCCGTTTTTGCAAATAAAGTTGGATGCTGATAATGTGCTCAAGGTTGTAAGTGTTATTGATAGCAACAACAATAATTACTACGAAGTTGGTTATTTGGCTCAAGAGACTCTACCATTGGCGGTGGATAATGTTCCATTGACAAACCAAACTCTGTCAAAATACCGTTCTGAGACTCCAAAGTTGTTGAAGTATTTGCGAACGGAAAAGCGTTTCGTCACAACAGTCGATGAAAACAACACCACCTATTTGCAATTTGGTGCAAACACCGAGAATTTTGATAACACGGTTGTGATTCCAAATCCAACTAACGTTGGTGTTAGTTTATCAAATCTAGGAAACCTCAACATCAGTTTGGATGGTACCAATGTATTAAAGAGCGATTCATATGGCGTATCCCCATCAAACACAACGCTCACCATCTCATATGTTGTTGGTGGTGGTTTGAATTCAAATGTTAATTCCAATGAGATCAACACAATTGCAGCAACAGACTATCTAAATGATACAAGTGGTCTTACTGACAGTCAAATTTCTTTACTCAACAACATCAAGAATAGTCTACGAGTCAGCAATCCAAATGCCGCAACAGGTGGATCTGGTGCCGAGACAGATGAAGAAATTCGTCAAAACGCAATAGCAAATTTTGCAACGCAAAATCGTATTGTAACTGAGGAAGATATGTTGTTGCGTATTTACTCAATGAGTCCACAATTTGGAAGTGTGGCAAAAGCATTTGTACAATCCAATGCGACTCGGCAAGTATCATACAATAATTTGATCACTGGTGTAATAAGTGGATCTGCTTCACAAAATGAAACTCTAAACTTGAGTCCTCTGAATCCGTTGGATCGTAGAAAGTTTTTGGAGAGCAACAATCCATTTACCAACAATCTGTATATTCTGGCATACAATTCCAACAAAAATCTTACGCAATGCAATGAGGCTACGTTGTTGAATCTTAAAAACTATTTGAGTCAATACAAGATTCTGACTGACAAATTCAATATGATTGATGGTTACATTATCAACATTGGTATTGACTTTAAGATCAGTGTATTTGCGGGTTTCAACAAACGTGATGTGCTAAATGCATCTATTGCATCAGTACAATCGTTTTTTAACATTGACAATTGGGGTTTTAATCAACCAATCAATTTAAGTCAATTGATGTTTGAAATAATGAAAAATGAAGGCGTACAATCGGTGATAGACATTTCCATCAAAAATCTCACAATTGACGATGGAGATTATTCGCCGATTGCTTATAACATCGACATTGCCACACAAAACAACATTGTGTATCCATCAAAAGATCCATCAATCTTTGAGGTAAAATTTCCATCAACCGATATCAAAGGACTAGTGGTATAATATGCATACGTTTATTTATCCATCTCAAGACACTTACCTCAACAACGCTTCTGCGTATAAAAACAAGAATTTTGGCATTGACGAAATTCTTGAAATCTATGCTTTGAATTATGGCAACAAGTTGGTGTATACCACGCCAAACTGGCACACTCCGCCACAAAATAGCAGTTCATACGGCAATGAAGGTTGGTTGGCATACGACGGTAGTTGGTTGTACATATACTCTGGTAGCCAGTGGCGTAGTTTTCCAATTGATAATGGTGTTATTGGTGATGAATCCGCAATAGCCTACTTCACGGGAACAATATCAAACGTCACAACAAATCCTAAAAAGCCGTTGATGGTGTCTGGTTCTGCTGATCAGGCATATGGAAAGTTTAGCGGTAGCTATCAGTCTGTTGGAATAATTGATGTTAATGGAAAGTTAAGTACTGGCAGCTTCAATGGCACCATAAAAACTGGGGCTACATTCTCCACACTAAAAGTAAATGGTCATACGTATACGACTTCACCTCTGACCAGTTCATTGGTTGGTAGCGGTAGCTTTCGTCAAGTAATTGGTAGATTATCAGCATCATCATGCACCGGAACAGGCCCGGCATGTGTAACCAATGGTACGTTTAGTGGAAGTTTTACAGCAAGCAATTTCAATGCGTATATATCCACACAAACATCTAGTCAACATTACTATGCCCATGTGACAAACTTCCAAGGTTATGTAATTGGTGAGTACACCGGATCATTTGCTCCGCCGGAAACTGCATATTTCTTGTTGAAACCTGAGTTTTCAAGAACAATGATTCAATTTGATACAACCAACATCAGTGAATCGATTGCCCGAAATCAATTATCAAGTTCCAATATCAAATTCACACTGAATTTGACTGCGTGTGGTCAACGTAATCTGCCTCTGAACTATACTCTGTACGCATATCCTGTCAGCCAAAGCTGGAACAATGGCGATGGCCGCTGGGCAGATGGTGGTTCCTCTATGGGTGCGAGTTGGGACTTTAGAAATTATTCTGGTAGCGGTCAGTGGGTCAAGCCTATGACTAGCAGCTATGAACAAGTGGACTATCTGCGTACTGCGTCGTATTCAAGTTCAGCATTCCAAAATGGTGGCGGAACTTGGTATTATTCTGTGCCTGGTGGTTATCAAAATAAAAAGCATTGGATTTGTAGCTCATCGTTCTTTAGACCGCTGCGGGGAACAAGTCTTATTTGTAGTCAGTCTTATACGCTTGGACAGCAGGGCGACATAACCATGGATGTTAGTAGAATTGTGCGTTCATGGTTGTGTGGATGCATACCAAATAACGGCATTATTCTAGCAACATCGTTAGAAATCACAGTACCACCTGTTGATCAGACCAATGGGTTATTACAATATTTCAGTAAAGAGACCAACACAATTTACAGTCCATATATTGATGTTGCTTGGGATGACACCAAGTTTGATAAGGGTAGTTTGGCACCAGTTACTGGTTCTGTAGAAAACCTTGTAACTCTACAACAACTCAAGGATGTATATAAAGCAGGCAGTTTACCAAAAGTATTTGTATTTGCTAGAGACAAATATCAACTTAAACAGTTTGCCAAGGCGTATCAACAACCATCCATGATCACGCCAAAATACTTACCAACATCTTCATATTTTATGATCAAAGATGCTGAGTCGGAGCAGGTTTTGATTGATTTCGATCGGTATTCAAAGTTGAGTTGTGATCCAAAGCAGGGAAATTATTTTAAGTTTGATACCACTGGATTGCCCCAAGAACGATATTTCAAGATATTTATAAAGGCAGAGTACCCAGATGGCACCGTTGACATAATCGACACAGCCAAGGTATTCAAAATTATAAGATAATATGTCTGATATCGTGGTAGAATACAACGTAGGTCTACAGTCTCTACAGACCTTCAAAGATACTGGGGTATTTCCGAACAATATTGATTCGTTCGGAAACTTCCAACTCGTTTTTAACAACAACAAAACCACCGATGGTACGTATTATTATTCTAATATTGATCTAAAGACGTTGGAGTATAATATTGATAAGATTGTTGATACCAATTCTACACAGTTTAACGAACTACAAACTCTAGAAACTGCGCCGACACAAGACATTGCCGTTGTATTGCAAAAATACAATGAACAATTGGCTGAAAATCGCATTCTCAATGAGACGGTCAATAATTTGATTGAAAAGTATGAGAACAACGATGATAAACAAGTCATTGCGGCAATGAAAACTGAGATTATTGATCTGCGTATCAGTCTTGGTCAAGGAAAAGTACCATCTGACTTTAGCGATAACTTTCCATTTTTACCATTGATCTAATATGCCATATAGTTATCTAACATTTGACGACACCAGTTTGAACAGTGGTATTGCTAGCGGTTCATACTTTCCCCAAAACTTGCAGGAGCTTTACGAGCAAAAGTTCGTGAATAAGGAAAGATATTTCGGCACCGCTGATAGTGATTTAATTGAATTTAGTTTATATAATAGTGCCCAAGAAGTTGTTGCATTCAATCGTGTAGTACCAACCGTATCATATTCGGTAATTAGTGGTACATATTACGATATCAATAACAAGCTTTCCTATTATAACTTTGCCAAGCCATTTACCAACTTTGTAAAGTACAACAACGAGTTGTTGCTCAATACACAGAACAACTTGAAGAAGGTTCAGATTTCGCCAGGGTTGTATTATGTACTCTACAATTTTGTTAGAAATGTTGCTGGTAACAACAAAAACAAATTAGTCATCAAGGAAATCAGTCCGAGCAGAACTGAACTAAGATTGTCGTTTGCGTTTAATCCAACACTATCAGCAAATGGTGCTTTGGATGCTACCAAGACATCAGCCTTTGCAGACAAGAAGTATCTGTTTCTTCAAATCTCCACGTTGGTAAATCAAGTTATCGATAACAATCCGATTTCTCAAAATTTTGTCAACAACACGGGCAATTTTAATTATGTAAAAATTGCACAAAATCTTGGACTGAAAAGTACTGCCGAGTTGCAAACGTTTATCAACGACACTTACATTGGCTTTGATAAAATACAAAATTTATCGACGGTCGTTGATCAAACAATTCTGCAAACGTCCAAATTTATTGGTATTGATGACCAACTCAAGAATTTCACATACACATACAACTCAACTGAATTCAGCGAGGCAGATATTTTATTGGCATTCAAGACGATTGTGACTAAAGTGTCTCAAGATCGCATTTTGCAAAAAACCAGCATCAATTCTGTTCAACTGCAAAATATTTTGGATCTGTTTGTCAAGGTGATTTACACCGATTGGTTGTTGCCACAGATGACGATGTTGTTGGATGACTACGCCAATAGATTCTTTGGTTTGTACAAAAATGCTTTGAATTTTGATAGCGGTGAGTTGATCAAGATTTTGACGCACACCAGTTATCTGAATCCTGCTGACGGTCGCACAAATGTTCAGATCAAGCTGGATGCACCACTGCCTTTGAACTTTGATGTTCAGACCACATGTTGGATATCCAACATCTCAATTGCACCAGTATATTTCAAGACCAACTTGTTTGTTGATCCAATCAGCCGCAAAGTGTATTTGAATGGTGTTAATTTTGATGTTGTGGTTGATACCGCAAATCCAACCAACGACAAATTTGCAAATCATACTGTTGATACATTAACAAGTGCCAAGGCAAATCTTCAACAAAAAATCAATGATCTTTTGATTGACTACGATGCATTTAACAATTTTATCGTATACAGTTCTGCCGAGTTACGAACCAAGATTGCCAAAAACAAAATTCTTGAGTATAACAAGAAGGAAAATCAGAAGAATGCTATAGCAGCTAGGGCTGACTCTGCAAACTCTACCATCAGTGCATCATATTCATTGGAAAAACAATCCTTGGTGCAGGATCAAATAAACCTTCTGACATCGTTTGATGAGTATGAGTCGTACTTGTTTTTTAATACATCAAGTATCGATGATAAAATTGCGGATGGTGTTGCGTATGATAAAGATAATCTGGACAGCTTGATTAATCAACTTCCTGCGTATATCCAAGAGGACGGTAACTCAGCCGATTATCTGAAATTTACGTCGATGGTTGGACATTTCTTTGATAACATCTTGGTGTATATAAAGAAGTTTCCGAAGACATATCCATTGGGGGTTTCGGAACTGAGTGATTATCCAAAAAATTTCTTGGACGAGTTGCTCAATTCGTTTAGTTGGAACACCAACAATTTCAAGCTACAAAACAGTGATCTTACCCAGTATTTGTTTAATCAGTCACAAGCAAGCGGATCTTTGTCGAGTTCATATTTTGACTACGGTAAAACATTACTGAATCGATTCGCCAACAACCTACCATACATCTACAAGACCAAGGGTACGGCAACATCATTGGAGTTGTTGACATCATTGTTTGGTATTCCATCAGAGTTGATCCAGATTCGTGAATATGGTAGCACCGATGTTAATGTAAACCGTGTCAATTATTTTGACTACGATGATGTTTTGTATCTAACCAAGCTAGATTCAAACAAGTATCTAACGTTTAACTACACTGGTAGTGAGTACAAGTATGTGGTGAATAGCCCATATACTATTACAAATCCAAGTTTGACCACACCGGATACAATTATTTCACTCACATCATCCCGTGGTGAAGTGGAAGAATTCTCTGGCTTCAATACATTTGAAGGAACGTTTAGATTCAAGAGCAACAACTACTACGCCGATCAAAAGATTCCCGTTGTGAAGAAAGTTCGCAATGGTAAAATTGATTGGTTTGTTTATATCAAAAAAACAAAACAAACTGACTCTGGAATATTGGTATTTGACTTTCACCCAGACACAGGATTGGCTTCCACAAATTTCACATCAAGTCTCAAAACAGACGAGTTGCCATTTTTGAATGGAAATATGTTTACGTTCATGGTGACCCGTGACTTTTTGCCTGGTGCTACTTATGACACTTTGCCAAATGTTGTGAATGCAACAGCACCAATTACTTATACCATTGGTGCTACAACTTACACAGCTATAACTTCATCGTACACATCTTCAAATTCGGCAAAGTTTGCTCCGCTAAACTACACGTTGAGTGTAAATCAGTATGAAGGTTCACTATTAAACTTTCACAGTGAGCGCACTCGCACACTGACGTTTGCACAAAATCAGTATTTCTCATCTGGCAGCTATTATATTGGTAACTACAATAGCAATGTTGAGTTTCGTGGTAACATCGACAAAATCAAAGTTTTTACTGATACTCTATCGACCGATGATTTCGGTGAACATAGCTATAACGTCGATAGTATTTCTACGCCTGATAAGAACACTGTATACAGAAATCTGTTGTACTTCTGGAGCTTTGATACTCCTATAGATTTGTGGTCGCACACATCATCCATCGACTATAAGTGGGTACCTAACCAAAATGTTTATTACCAATTGTCTGGTAGTCCGCACACAAACGCATTCAAGGCATATAATTTTACTGGAGAATTGGTGACACAGCCATACCCATCATGTATACCAGCAATACAATCAAAGTTTCCATATCAATTTGATAGAATTGTTATTAAACAGGCCATCAACGCAAACAATTTTGGGCCCAACTATAAGAACAACGTCAAGATCAACAAGATCAAAGAGTTTGCAACATCCAACTTGGTGCCTTATGATTATAGCACCAAGACGAATGACATTGTTGGTAGTGATAGTAACGTAGTAGGGTTCTATATTAGCCCATACACATATCTTGAAAATAAGATTGAGAAATTCCTTGGTAAAGATGGTATCACTGATGTTATTGGTGATCCAAAATATCTGACCAGTCAAAACTATCCAGAGCTAAAGCAATTGCAATTGGATTTTTCATTGACCAATCAAAAGTATATCTACCCACAAGAATTTTACAGCACCTACAAGTTCTACATTGACTTCTCAATCTTTGATTATTTACAAAATGTTGTTCCAAACCGTGCGTCTTTGAAACGTGGGTTGTTGATTGAACCGTCGTTGTTGGAACGTAAGAAGTTCAACTATAAAGATCTAACTTATACAGTTCCAACATTCACAACCTCAAGTTTTTCTCTGAGTAATATCGCATCATTTAGTGCAAGCTATACCACGGGCGGCTTGATGAGCATTGCCGTTGGATCGGAACCTGTGTATAGTGGGGATCATAATACATACAATTTCTCAAGGTTTGAGATTCCGGACATCATTGATAACCGAGACTTCATGTTTGCTAAGTATGGTAAGTATATATTTACCGATGTGAATGGTTTCAACATTCGAGACACACACAACATACCCGATCATGAATACTATCAAGCTGTCAACAACAATGGTAAAGTAGTTGGATTCACATCAAGTTTTGATAGAGTGGAAGTTATTGGATCAGGATCAATTACTGGGTCTGGTGCTTTTACCAACAGATATTACGGTTTACAAAATAGCGGTTATTCACAACGCCACTTAAGCAAAATTAATATGCCTGGGTCTCGCTATCGCTATCAAGCAGTTAGTGGTAGCAATTACATTATACTCAATGGTGTAAAAACTTTGGCACCAGCAAAAACTAGATTCTATACTTATATTAAGGGTAAGAATGATTATACTACGACTGTAAATCGTAACGGTTTACCAAACGGTTCACAACCAGTGATCACCATTCCCGGATTCTTGAGTTTCAATATCAGCAGCAGCACATTCCCAACAAACGGCACAACAACTGGGTCAATTGATAGCCCAAATAGTCTGTTTGTTCAAGTACCACTGACAGCATCAGTACAAAATAGTGCCAGCCTGAATATGTATATCATGAATTTATAGTATCTATTTTGGAAAAAAACCGAATTCATTTGATAATTATTTGTATATGGCATACTTAGACAACAACGTAATTACGATTAACGCCGTTTTGACAAAAAAGGGTCGTGAAATCCTAGCAAAAGCTGGAGGTTTGAATATCACAGCATTCGCACTGGCGGACGATGAGATCGACTACACACAATTTAACCCAACACATCCATTGGGTAGTGCGTATTATGATATTGCCATCCGTAACACTCCGGTTATGGAACCAATCACCGACGAGACCCAATTGATGAAATATAAGTTGGTGACTCTCAATGAGGGCGTGACCGCAGTTCCAACGATCAGCGTTGCACAAACCGTCATTACGGTCTCTCGTGATTATACAGGAGAAATCTCAATCAGTCCAAGTACCAACCCAACATACAATGTTACGTTGGGATATACAGCAATTCTATCCAACAAGAATGTGGGTACGTTGATTGTCACCGAAACCAACAGTTTGAATTCTACAACGGCAACGGTTCCCTCATTTGCTGGCGATTTAACATCACAAACTTCTCAGGCTGTTGTTGGTAATAAGTTTAGATTTGTTCCAAATGCATCTTTGGCAAAAACAACAACAACCAACATCACTGTCATTGGTAATGAAAGTGGTGGCAACACAGCAATTACAGTGACGGTTACCGTTCCATCATCAAACTAAACTAGACTATGATTTTTAGCCAATTTACAGCAGACGACATTGTAGTGGGAAGAATAAACCAAGTATCATCGGGTCTATTCGGATCTGGAAGTTTGTATTTGAGCCAATCTGCGTTCACCACATCTTCAGCCCAAGCCAATACGATGATTGGTGCAAACCAATTTGACGTGCGCAATGGTCAATATTATACCAACGTATATGCCGGTGGAGATCTCTACTTTTCTATTGCTTATGGTGATTATGCAAATACTGGTAGCTCAAAGTATGACAGTACTGCGGTCACTGCGGCAAGTAGGGTTTTGACCAACGAAACCAAGGTAATTTATTCTCAATACAGAAATACTCTGTTGCAACCCGGCGACAACTTTTTCTCGTTTGCATCTGGTAGCGTGTCTACACCACAAGACAGCCAAGCAATTTTTGTGATGAATTTTGCATCTGACAAGATCAAGGACCAAATTGATCCAGGTCAAATACAAATCAATTTCTTGGGAACTAAAGGTCAATATTCTTTTATTGACGATTCATCGGTTGTAAATAAGCAACAAAGTGTGTATAATCTGATCTCTGGATCTGTTGTCAGTGGTGTACCAACACCATACACTAATAATGGTGCATTCGCCGCAAAATATGAGGGTATTGGTTTATTTTATCCAACAAACGGTGTAGTTGTTTTCAATGCTTTGAATTTACAAGCCCGTGTTGGTATTAACGCTGCTATTGCAGATCGTGCGGGTAATTCAAATAATGGATCAATTACATTCCAAAGTTTCTGGCGTGTTTGGACCCACGATTTATTTTTAAGACTTAAACAAAGCACAAAGCCAATGGCTGTGCGTAAGAGTGAATTTGTTCCCAGCACCAATTATTTCGTGCGTGTCAAGAACAAACAGTTCAATTATAGTAATAATCCAACATTTGTGTCGGATGGTACCGATGGTAAGACTAAAGGTACCATTGTTTATCAAGATTTGATCAATAACCCACGAACATACATCACTGGGGTTGGTTTGTATGATACAAACAATGAATTGATTGCTATTGGTAAAGTCAGTAGACCAGTTCAAAAGAGCTTTGATTCTGAACTTTTGTTGAAAGTCAGAATTGATTTCTAAGATGACATCCTATTTATATTGGGATGATCAAATTTTTTAGAAATCAGGACATTATTGTCACTGCGTTTACGATTGCCAAGCAACAAACACTCAATAGTGTTGTAAATGACTTGATTCTCGCAAACGATGGCGACGATCTATTTCCATTGGTTGCCCCAATTCTTGGTTGCAACGATAATGTTTCTGGTAGCTGTGAATCCAACGGTGTAGATGGGTATTTGGCACTAACTCAATACGGCGACCCAATTGATTTTCAAATCGGAAAATACGTACCATCTAGTTCAGTTTTTTATCCAAGTGGTAGTACCAATTTTAATGTTCAAAACAATCCGTTGAACTTGGATGGTACTTATCAACGCCAAGTTTATAATACAGCCAAAAAGATGTATTATAACAACTACAACAATGCCTACAATATTTTTGGATTTGATGGATATGATACCAGCAAAGCATCATTGGATCTGACCAATGAATTTTCCGCAGTTAATTTACGCATCAATCAAACGGGCGATACCATCCGCCCAAATACATTGGTGATCAACAACCAGACAGGCGATATTGTTGCAGATATAATTGATGACGGTAATTATAACTTAAAACTATCCGGATCATTTTTTATCGATAAATACGAGCTTGATCCAAGCTCATTGGATTTGACCCGACCAACTGGACTATGTGGTTTGGGTGGATATTTGGTGAATAGTGCATCGTGTGGCCCATGTGTGAGTCCAACGCCAACACCAACACCAAGTTTAACACCCACACCAAGTTTAACACCCACACCAAGTTTAACAGCAACGCCAAGCTTAACACCTACGCCCACTCCAACTCCAAGCTTGACCGCAACTCCAAGCTTGACCGCAACTCCAAGCTTGACCGCAACTCCAAGCTTGACTGCAACACCTAGTGTGACTGCAACTAGAACAGCAACTCCAAGCTTGACTGCAACACCTAGTGTGACTGCAACTAGAACAGCAACTCCAAGCTTAACAGCAACTCCAAGCTTAACAGCAACACCTAGTGTGACTGCAAGTCCAGCAGCAAGTCCAGCAGCAAGTCCAGCAGCAAGTCCAGCAGCAAGTCCAGCAGCAAGTCCAGCAGCAAGTCCAGCAGCAAGCTTGACACCTACTCCAAGCTTGACACCTACTCCAACACCCACAGCAAGTCCAGCAGCTGCGGCGTTCTTCTACATCGAATTGGAAGCAGCTGGTAGTTGTTCATATGAACCCGGCAGTGATCCACAAACTTTTTGTGACGCATCTGTGGCTGTTGATACCACGGTTAATAACTATTCGGTGGGTGCGGCCGTAATGCAAGTGGTAAGCAGTGGCATAGCAATACCATGCACGGTCTCCGGCGCCGGCAACTCGGTAATTACTGCTACACTTAAATATACGACTGGATTTGTATCAGTGTCCGATTCCGGAACCGCGTACACATATACAATACATAATTCTGTTACTGGTGGTGATCCATCGGTTTGTGGTATTCAAGATTTTGGTCCGAACAACATATCATATGATACTTTGATTAATAAAATAACCTATGCCGAAACCTACCCTGGCTTAATGCCAGATGGAATAACGGCTCGGGATGGTAGTAGCGCGCGACCATACTTAACTTCGCTGATATAAATTGAGTAATATAAAAATAATGATGGGGGTGGTGGTGTATATGTAAATTAGAACACATTAACACTGTTATGCCCAAAATATTTATTCAAATTGCTAGTTATAGAGATCGTGAATTAATTCCAACGATCAAAAATTGCATAGAAAATGCAAAATACCCAGAAAATTTAGTGTTTGCATTGGGTTGGCAGCATGACGAAACAGAGACTCTGGGTGAATATGCTACAGATCCACGATTCAAAATTATAGATATTCCCTACCAAGAGAGTCAGGGTGTTTGTTGGGTCCGACACCAATTGAATTTGTTGTATTCCGATGAAGAATATTGTTTGCAGTTGGATAGTCACCATCGGTTTGCCAAAAATTGGGATGAGCAGGCCATTGGAATGTTACAAGATCTACAAGCCGCTGGATATGCTAAACCTCTTTTGACTGCATATATTCCATCATATGAACCAGCCAATGATCCTGTTGGTAGAGGTACTGAGCCTTGGATGATAGGTTTTGATCGGTATTTACCCGAGGGACCAATATTTCCATCACCATCGGTTATACCCAACCATAAAAATCTGACTTTGCCAATCCCGGCAAGATTTTTCTCGGGTCATTTTGCATTTGCACATGGATCTTTTGTGAAGGAAGTTGTATATGACCCAAATCTTTATTTTCACGGCGAAGAAATCAACATGTCGGTTCGTGCGTATACCCACGGATACGATTTGTTTCATCCACACAAGGTCATAGCATGGCATTATTATCACCGAAATGGTGCTGTAAAGCAGTGGGACGATGACAAGATTTGGGGCGAAAGAAACACATCATCACATTTGCGCACCAGAAAACTGTTTGGTATGGATGGTGAAACCCAAAATATTGATTTTGGTATTTATGGTTTTGGTACAACCAGAACTCTTACCGATTACGAAAACTATGCGGGTGTTAGATTTAGAGATCGTGCCGTGCAACAATACACATTGGATAGAAATATTGCGCCGAATCCTATTATTACAGATGCGGCTGAGTATGCAGCGTCGTGGTTGCACATTTTCAAGTTCTGTATTGATATGCACGTTGATAGTGTTCCAGACAACGATTATGATGCGTGGATCATTGCTTTCAAAAATGTGGATGGTGTAGAAATTGTTCGCTGCGATGCCGATGAAAATGAAGTTAATTCTTTTAAGGCATCAAATCCATCGGATAAGTGGTATAGAATTTGGCGAACATTTCACACAAAGGAGGTACCACACACTTATGTGTTCTGGCCTCACAGCAAATCAAAGGGATGGATGGAAAAAATTGAACGGATTATTCCCGGACCAACAAAATTGATTCCTCGTTCACCAGATCCTGTGAGTTTGTGGAAAGGTAAAGGTTCCGAAAAAAAGGATCAACCTAAAAAGGTGGTGTTCAATAAAAATCCAAACAAACGCAAAATATTTGTACACATACCAGCATACAGAGATCCCGAATTGTTGCCCACAATTGAAAGTGCATTAAAAAATGCAGCTCATCCAGACCGATTGGTTTTTGGTATATGTCATCAATCCAACAAGAGTGATAAGTTTGTCACCGACATTGATAAGTTCAGATCTGATCCTAGATTTAGAATTATTGATATGGACTATACAGATGCAAAGGGTCTTCCGTTTGCTAGATATCAAGTCAATACAATGTTGCTTAATGAGGAGTATATTTTGCAATTGGATAGCCATCACAGATTCAATGTTGGTTGGGATTCTACACTGATTGAAATGCACGATGGTCTCAAAGCTGCTGGTGTCAAAAAACCACTTTTAGGTGGATATCTACCGTTCTACGATCCCGCAAATGATCCTGCGTTGCGAACCAATGAACCATGGCAATCAGTGGCATCGTGTTTTTATCCACACGGAACCTTGTTCATAAGACCAGCGGGCTTTAGAAACTTGGTTGATCTTAAAGAACCAGTACCGGCAAGATTTTTATCGGGGCATTTTTGTTTCGGCGACAATCATTGGGCTACCACAATTAAGCACGACTCAGATATATTCTTTAGTGGCGAAGAAATCAATCTTACGGTCAGATCATATACACATGGTTATGACATCTACCATCCACACAAAGTTGTTATTTGGCATTCAATGGCTAGAAAAGAACGTGATGGTATACTTGTGTGGGATGATCAAGCCAAACGTGGTGAAAATTGGTCGGACTCTCAAAACAAATCCCGAGCAAAAATCAGACAGTTGCTTCAGACCGAATACAATGGTTATGATTTGACTGGATACAATCTTGGTAAAGACCGAACGCTGCATGATTATGAGTTGTATGCTGGTATTTGCTTCAAGGAAAAGTCAATGCAGCAATATACGATGGATAATCATCTACCACCAAATCCACCGATGTCTGAACAAAAATGGAAAGATTCACTGAAGAAGTCTTTTTATTATCTAGTTACCATTACGAGACAACAACTGCCCGGTGACGATTATAGTAGTATTTTGGTGGCATTTGATGATGATCAGGGCAAGGCCGTGGCCAGTAAATACATTACCGGCAAACAATTGAGCGACTTCGTGCAAAATAAGACTAATATTCACTATGAAGAATATTTTTCGGCTGATAGATGGCCAAGTAAAGTTGTGTATTGGGGTCTAAGCACATCAAGGGGTTGGGCAGAACGAGTAGAAATAAAACTATGAATGTTGATATTAGCAACATACGTTTTGTTTACTTTACAAACGAGACCAATATTCCATTGTTAAAATTGACATTGCCGAATTTTTTCAAATATAATGATTTGGAGAATATAAAAGTCAGTGTTATATCCAATAATTATGCGGATGACATTTTACCTTATAGTAATGCGGTTCAATATTTGAATGGTAGTACACCATTTCATACAAACGGAAAGCATTTTAGTAATTCTTTGAAAAATACTCTATCTAAAATACAAGAAGAGTATATTTTTTTATTGCTTGACGATTTCTTTTTCATAAATGACACCAAATTTAACGATTTGCAAAAATTAATGGAATTTATAGTTGCTGAGAATGTTGATTATTTTGGATTTGATGATGTGGCGGGAACTGAAATATACGATTGGTCTCCGTATGAAAAGGAAAATTACCCATTTGGAAAAGGGTCTCTTTATTATAGAGACAACAATTATAGATATTTACACAGTTTGCAACCAACAATTTGGAAGCGAAAATCACTAATGGCATTGTGTGACAGATGGGAGTTTAGTGTAAATGAGTTGGATGAAACTCTACCACAAATTAAGCAAGAAAATAAGTTGAAGTGTTTTGGTAACAATCAACTATCACATTTTACATACACATCGCCGGGCGATTACTTTGTTATAGCTTACGTGGAAATAATACGCCATGGTGTATTACAACACTACAAAAATGGATTCGCAGGCACAGATTATCCTGTATTTAGTTTTATTGACCAATTGATTAATGAGCATGATTTGTTGAATAAATCCGAGTATCAAAAAATATTACACAACATCACATGAATTTAGACATCGTATATGAATTTGGAGGAACGGAGTGGGTGTACAAATCTGTATTTGAAAAATACTCAAAATATTGTGTTGAAAATCTTAAAGATATTGATGTTCAAATCAAAAATAGCAGACGTTACGATCCAACGTGTGGTACCAACAATAAGTATGGGCCATTTTACATGATGGTTGTTAACCGAGATACTAAAAAGTATATTTTAATCTCGTATTGGGATAAACTGGTAGATGTTGTTAGACATAATAACGTTACAAATTTTGATTTGGAAAATTGTGTGGAAATAATAACGAGTGCTGGAACGCACGAAAATGATTTTTGTTACACACCAATAAATTTTGACTACACACCGTTTAGTTATATTGGCAATATAATTACAAATGAAACTGAAATTGATCGATTGTATAACTCATGTGTAGAAAAAACTCATGAAGACCGCCTAAAATTCAGAGGATACTTATATGGGTTCCGAGATTTTTTAAGTAACGATACTAGATTTGATATAATTGACTGTCGAGGTCCAAACCAATACAGACACAATAACGATTATGTCAGAGAACTATCCAAATCAACAATCAATTTAAGTCTAAATGGTGCCGCCGAAATTTGTTATCGAGATATGGAAATATTAGGTTTGGGAAATGCGTTGTTTAGATTTGAGTTATCAACCAAGTTTCACAATCCACTTATTCCCAATCACCATTATATATCCGTACCACACAGCGACATAAAATATAATCCCGGCGACGTATTTGAATATTACAAAAAATTGAGTGATAGATTGTTTGATAGATTTGAACAAGTAAAAAATCAACACGACTTTATAAAGTTTGTGTCAGATAATGGTAGGCGTTGGTATATAGAAAATGGCACTGTGGACGCAAACGTGAAGCTGCTGACGCAATTAGTAGATTTTACCAAATTAAAAGAAATCTATCAACTCAATCCGCCATAACTATAATAGTTGTTCACAAATTAAAAATGTATGAGTTATAATAATCCTATTACGAATGTTGCTTCCGATACTTTACACTATATAGGCAAAAACTACAGTGATACGTTTGTCGTCCAAATTGGGGCGATGGATGGTATTAACTTCGACGATACCCGTGGTTTTTTAGATATGTACAAGTGGGACGCATTGTTGGTCGAACCGATTCCAGCAATCATGGACGAATTGCGAAAAAATTTCGCACTCATAACAAATTACAGATACGAACAATCAGCAATAACTGAATCGGATGGTGAAACTGTGATGTTGACTATTCCTACCGATGTTATTGAACGGGAAGGTTTACATCCCGGATATAAAGGTATGAGTGCGCTGTACCCTTTGAAAAATGGATTTGGTAGCGACTATCAGCGGGATATCGATGTTAAATCTAACTTTGGTGTGGATGTAAAAGTCAATACGTTGACATTGAAATCTTTATTCAATAAGCACCAAGTACAAAAGGTAGATGTATTTATTTGTGATGCTGAGGGGTATGATTGGAAGATATTCCAACAGTTCGATTTCAGCGTATTTCGTCCAAAATTTATTAGATTGGAGTATATCAACCTTTCAGACGATGAGAAGAAATTGGCGGCTGAGAAGTTTGAACAAAATGGGTATCTGGTTGAAATTGGTCAAAATATTGATTGTGTTGACAAGGAAATTTGGAGTAAAATTAAAAATGTGGATTCTTCTACTACGACTTCCATATCCGATTTGACTGTGGTCACGGGGTTGTGGAATATCAACCGAGTTGGTAGACCATTTGATCACTATATCGAAAATCTAAACAAATTGTTAGATATTGATGCGAATTTGTTTTTGTATCTACCAAAAGAATTGGAACCTTTGGTGTGGAAAAAGAGAACCAAACAGAATACTGTTGTCAAAATCTATGAATTGAACGATATTCAAAACATGTACAAACCATTCTGGGATAAAACTCAAAAATTGAGAACCGATCCAGCATGGATTAATAAGGCCGGATGGCTTGCAGCTTCACCTCAGGCTTCACAAGAATGGTACAATCCAATTGTGCAATCCAAGATGTTTTTGTTGAATGACGTTACCATTTGGAATCCTTTTAATACCAAACACTTTATGTGGTTGGATGCTGGTATCACCAACAGTGTATACGAAAAATACTTCACAGACAACCGAGCACTGGATAAGATTGCGCCATATCTAGAACAATTCTTGTTCTTAAGCTATCCATATGAAGCCAACTCGGAGATCCACGGATTTGATTTTGATGCTATCAATAGATACAGTGGTAAGAAGGTAACTTACGTTTGTAGAGGTGGATTGTTTGGTGGTACCAGAGATTCTATCAATCAAGCAAATGCAACCTACTATTCTCTTTTAGATAGAACGTTGAGCGACGGATACATGGGTACAGAAGAAAGTGTATTTACCATCATGTCATATTTGGAACCCGAGAAGTATAGACGCTACTCTCTGGATTCAAATGGTTTGATTGTGAAGTTTGCACAAGCACTACTGGACAATAAAGTTGAGCTTGAGCCTGTTCCCAAAGACACAAACACATACACTCCCAGAAAGTTTGTTAATCCCGACAAGTTGAAGTTGTCGGTGTATATGTTGACATTTAATTTTCCACATCAACTTGAACACACCATACAAACATGGTTACAACATCCTAAGTGGATCACCAATACTAAAAACATTCTTATTGATAATTCCACAAATGAGGATGCTAGAATTGCCAATGCTAAACTCTGCAAAAAGTACAACTTTGAGCACATCATTAATAACAAAAATGATGGTATCAATGGTGGTAGATTAAAAGCAGCACAACACTTTCAAGAATCCGACAGTGATTATTATGTGTTTTTGGAAGATGACATGGGTTTACATCCGCCGGGTCACAATTTTTGTCGCAACGGATTCAGAACTTATGTTCCCGATTTATACGATAAAGTGTTAAAAATAATCGGCGGTGATGTGGATGTAGACTTTTTGAAATTCTCGTATACCGAGGTGTATATGGACAACAATATTCAAGTTTCTTGGTATAACGTACCCAAGGTGGTGCGAGCGGAGGTTTGGCCAAATTATACCAAATTGCCTGTGTCTGGTCTTGATCCTAACTGCCCACGCACCAAGTTTGATACCATAGAGGTTGTGGATGGATTGAGTTATATCAAAGGTGACGTGTATTATGCAAACTGGCCAATGATTGTGGGTAAAAGTGGCAATAAAAAGATGTTTTTGGACACTACATGGGCATATCCATATGAACAAACTTGGATGAGTCACATGTTCCAAGAAACAAAAAAAGGTAACTTGAAACCGGCTGTTCTACTAGCAAGTCCTATCCACCATAACAGAATTGCTTATTATAAGCCAGAAGAAAGAAAAGAAAATGCGGGGTAATTCTATCATACAAAACCAATTGATCGTATATTTATAGTAGAATGTCAAATGCGCTGAACATCTATAACGAGAATTTTGGATATCAAGTTGTCACCAATGGAACATATGTGGCGATTGGTAATCCAAACTCAAAACCATACAGCTGTCAAGAGGGGTTTATCCGCATTGGTGAAGTGTTGGTATATCAAAAAAACCGATTTCAGTCCAACTACTCATTTGCAAAAACATATCGTAGACAGGCGTCGGCACCAACTGTTATAACCCAAACTAGTTATGGTAAAGCACTGGCTATGTGTGATGATTGGTTGGCTGTGGCAGATACCGCATATAGTCAAAGTACCAGTGGAACACCAACATCGGGTTGTGGAGTAGACATTTATAGACTGTACAATACATCCCCAACCGCAAGTTGTGACACAGATCCGGCGTCATGGACGTTAGATTCAACTCCAGCATATTCAATAACATATACAGGCAATGTGTCTGATAAATTTGGTCAAGCTGTTGCGATCTCTGACAATTTTATGGTTGTTGGTGTCCCAGGTCACAACAGTGATCTGGGTAAAATAATGATTTATCGTTACGATGGTGCATCTGGATTTGTTTATTATAAAACTGTGGTGTGTCCCGATGTTGGTCAAAAATTGTTTGGTGCTGCTGTTTCTATAGATAAACTTTCTGAAAATAGAATTGCTGTGGGAACTCTCACAACCACACAAAGTCGAGTTTATGTATATGATTTAACCAACGATGCAAATGTGAGTGTTACTTTGCGTCAACGGTTGGAACAAAACACAGCATCAAAATGGTTGCAGACAGGTGGTGATAATACGATTTCATTTTATCCATCTGGAAGCAACGCTCAAACACATACTAGATATGGTTCTTCAGTGGCAATTTCCAATGATATTTTGATTGTTGGTGCTCCCAATGATTTGATTTACTATGAATACAGTGGTTCCGCACTGGTACGTCAACGGGGTGCTGCGTATGTGTACTATACACCATCTGGTTCTGGACAATATATACTTGAACAGAAATTGTATGGTGATGGCAACACGTTCAAAGACAATCTGTTTGGATATAGCATTGATGTGGATGATAAGTACATATTGATTGGATCACCAAAACCTTATTTTCCATTTTCAAGTGTGTATTTGTCGGCGTCTGTTGATCGATATAATTTGAATTTCGACGATGATGATTTTGGAGCAAGCACTTACAACGGTCAAACACTTTTGTATCGTTGGACAACCAACCAATGCTCTGGATCAACTATATTGAATTTGGCTACCACCGCTCCAATTTCATATCGAAAACGCATAGGTGAGTGCTTTACTGCATTTGGAGAGTCGGTTGCACTATCCAACGACAACATTGTGATTGGAGCACCAGCACCGTTGGATGATGATTTGTATTTACAAACGCCGTTGCTGACTGAGCAAAGTGATACTCCAACAACAGATTGCTCGACTGAGATTGCCGACATCTGGGAACTTGCAATGGAGGATTCAATTTGTGATTGTTCCGGTAATGAAATAAACGGTGGTGGAGGTGGAATCGTTTATGTTGTCGAGCAGCCCATTGTGGATGTATTTGGTAAAGCGTTTATTTACAACTTTTCTGATCTACAAAAGGACGCCAAGGTCGGAAATGTGTTCTATAACAACGATAAGTTCATTGTCAACAATACTGGTAGCGTACTACGTGATTTATTGCGTGACCCAACCAATACTTTGAATGATTATATCTACGGATCATATCAAAGCCAAATAACGTTGAACGAAAAGCAGTTTATTTGCACAATTGAACCAGGCGAGTTTAATGTCAGCACAAATCCAACCGCAATCACTGGATCTGCGTTTGATTATGCTATTTCAAACGACGAACAGTTCAACTTTACGGATCTAGATCTGATTCTTAGATATATTAATTCTAAATTGACCACCAATCGTAGTGAATATTGGTGGGATGTTTTGGTAGAGGGCGATATACAACAAAGTCAATTCACATTCTTTACGTCGTCGATGTACAACTACACACAAAGTAAATTGACACCCGAGTTAAAGTGTGTACTCAACAGTAAGAATTTTGATATTAATAACGATGGTATTGTTGATTATTCCGATGCATACATGCTCTGGAATTACTATATTGAGAATCTAGAGATTGTTAATTATAAACAGTACATTTCTCCAACGTCAAGACGCAACAACTACGATGATATTATCAAGTTTTTGGATACTAAAACCGGCAAAGGTTTTGGCAATAAAATTAAAAATGAGTTCTTTGCTTATCACATCAGCGCATCTTTGGACCCAACTGGTTCCTATCTTGCTCCGTATATTACCGATGTAGGTTTGTATGCGGGCGCAGATTTGGTGGCTATTGGTAAAATTGCAAGTCCGATTAAAAATAACGGACAAATTCCAATCAATATTGTGGTGAAATGGGATACCTAACCCTATTTATTATAAAGAATACTAGAAACATATGGCAACCCAATCTGATAGCAAAGTGATTGATCGTGAGTCAACAAACAGAAGTTTGGCTGACAGATATTTATCGGGTCAAGCAGCGGGTGGTGCATACCAACCAGTTCAAAAGAACGTAAAATCCCAAGGAACCAATGAATTGGCAGTGCAGAACAGCATTGTTGATGCCAAGTATACTTCCACCAAGGGTTTCAAGTTGGGTACCAACACTGGTACTGAAAACTTTAACACTACTGCTTTGAATTATAGCGATAACATCAATGGTGGTGTGCGTACCGATGGTGTTGATAAAATCGCAACCAATTGGAATGGTGCAGGAAGCAAAGCTGCTTTGTATACAACCACAGCCGGAGGATTCCAAACCAAAGCAGCAGTGGGACAATCACAATTTAATGATGCTCAAGGACTACAGTCCAAGCAACAATCCCTTTATATGAAGGGGTTCAATAACCAAAAATACAGTAACGGTAAGTTTACTCGCTAAACTCACTATGTATTAGGTAATGGTTATACTAGGGTTAGATTCGTCCACATCAGTAACAGGTTGGGCATTTAGAGAGGATAAAAAGATCCTCTCTGCTGGTTTTGTTGACACCAAAAAATTCGATACAACCAAGGAAAAGACGCAACACGTTATTTCCGTTTTACAAAAAGATCCAAACATGAAGAATGTGGATCATGTTAACTTGGAGGCAGCACTCAGTGGGTTTGCCGGTGGATTTACGTCACAACAGGTCATTATAACACTAGCACGACACAATGCGGTGTTTGCCTACATAATGGAAGAACACTTAAAGAAGAAGGTAAATCTTTTGAGTGTGACCACAATGCGTAAGCATCTGTTTGGTAAGTGTCGTATCAAGGGCATCAAACCCAAGGAATTTGTAAAACAACAGTTGGAGTCGTTGATGCCAGATGTAATACAGTTCGCCGTATTGAATAAAAAAAACAAGTGGGACGAGCGGAATAGTGATATGTACGATGCTGTGGTATGCGCCATGTACGACGCAAATTAAAAAATTGCAACTCGTAAGATGTGGTGTATGCTACTGTAGACGTATGGTTGAAACATCGGTACTAGATATACTTACAAAGTTGTTTAAGCATCGCCCACATATTCAGAAGGGCGGTGAAGAACTCATGTTTTTCTGTCCAAGTTGCAACCACTACAAGCGTAAACTAAATATTAATACCAATAGTGGTTATTATCACTGTTGGGTGTGTAATTTTAGTGGCAAAAGTTACAAGAGCTTGTTGAGCAAGATCAAGGCACCATCAGAATTCTACGAAGTTCTGTGCAAAATCAAGGTGTCCAAGACTCAAAACCATAACGAAGTCAAAAAGTTGTTTTTGCCTTATGAATTCAAGCCGTTGTATAAACCATCACCCGAAGTAGCGTATAAACACGCTGTGTCGTATTGTGTGAGTCGTGGACTCACGGTGTATGACATGATTAGATACAACATCGGGTATTGTACTGAGGGGCAGTTCCAGAACCGCATTGTGGTACCATCGTATAATGCCACAGGCGAATTGAATTTTTATTGTGGTCGTGACTATTACAATAGTAAAATAAAGTATCGGCTGTGTGAGTCAACAAAAGACATTGTTGGGTTTGAGATGCTGACAGATTTTACCAAACCTATCACGTTGGTAGAGGGTGTATTTGATGCATTTTCAGTAAAGTATAATGCTGTACCATTGTTTGGGAAAACACTCAGCAGCAAACTTAAAATAAAGTTGATGACCCAAAAACCTCCCCGAGTTAATGTGTTGTTGGATAATGATGCCATCAAAAGTAGTCTTGAGATATGCACCTTTCTGATTCAGAATCAGATTGATGCGTACTTAGTTTTATTGGACGGTAAAGATCCCAATGAAATTGGACATACAAAGACATGGCAAAACATTGATGCTAGTGTTAAGATGGATGAAACAACGTTGTTTAAGATGAAAATGAAACTGAAGCACAATCTATGATAGTTCTAAAAAATACAGATACGAAATTTGACTTTGCGGTTCAAGTCTCGGATATTCATATCAGACTCACCAAACGCCATGACGAATATACAAGTGTATTTGATAGATTCTATGGTTTCTTGGACAAGCTTGGTAAAAATGCCAGTGCTATTTGTGTTGTGACCGGAGATGTGTTTCACAATAAAAGCGATCTAAGTCCAGAGTGTGTTCATATTGGTATTGATTTTCTCAAAAATTGTGCCAACAGAATGCCCACGATTTTGATCGCAGGTAATCATGATGCTACGTTGGCAAACAAAAGTAGATTGGATTGTTTGACGCCAATCGTTCAAGGACTGAATCATCCAAATCTATATTATCTCAAGTCCAGCGACGTTTTCCGCTACGAAAATATTCTTTTCAACCATTTTAGTGTATTTGATGAACCAGATAAATACATCAAGTATGACAGCATTCCGCCCAAATATCGACACGAAACTGAACACCACGTTGCGTTGTTTCATGGTCCAGTTAACAACGCAGTAACCGACGTAGGATATACTGTTAGTAATCGTGCCATCACCAACGAATTGTTTGATGGTCATCAGATTGTGATGTTGGGCGATATTCACAAGCATCAAATTTTGCAAGAATATGATGATGCAAACGGCAAACCCGTAGTTGTATATGCCGGTAGCATGATTCAACAGAATCATGGCGAAGACCTCAAGGGGCATGGGTTTTTGTTGTGGGATTTGAAGCGTAAGATGTTCAAGCATTATGAACTAGCCAACGATTATGGCTTCTACACGGTAGAAATCAATAAGGGAAAGTTACTTACTGACATCAAGGATCTGCCTAAAAAGGCACGTATTCGCACCAAGTGTTTTGAATCTATTCCGTCGCAGGTCAAAGATGTGATGGCTGAACTCAAGCAAAAGTGTGAAATACTTGAATCCACATTTATTCGCGTGGATGAATTCGATACCAACAACAGCAAAGTTACACATCTCCTTGATATCCATAATATTTTCAACGTAGATTATCAGAATAAGTTGATTGAGGATAGTCTGACTGGCAAGAAAGTTGATGCCGCCTTGATTGAAAAAGTCAAGATACTCAACAAAACCATCAATACCCAAATCCCAAAGGATAAAACCCCCAAGAACATTCGTTGGAAACCCAAGACTTTTGAGTTTGACAACATGTTTAGTTACGGTGAAGGCAATTTTATTGATTTTACTCAACTACGGGGAACTATTGGTTTGTTTGCTCCAAATGCCAGCGGTAAGAGTAGCATCATGGATGCATTGGCATTTTGTGTCTTTGATAAATTCAGCAAAGGCTACAAAGCGGGACATGTGTTAAATACACAAAAAATGACTTTCAAGTGTAAATTTAACTTTGAGGTTAGTGGTGTTGATTACTTTATTGAACGTGAGGGTAAAGCTGATAAAAAGGGTAACGTAAAGGTTGAAGTTAAATTCTATAAGCTTGAAAATGGAAATGAAGTTCCATTGAACGGAGAAGCTCGTAGAAGTACCAATGATATCATTCGTGATTATGTGGGTACATACGACGATTTTATTCTTACCGTATTGAGTATTCAAAACAGCAAGACAGGTTCATTTGTGGATCTTGGACAAACCGAGCGTAAGGATTTGTTGTGCCAATTTATGGGTCTCAATGTATTTGATCAATTGTATAATATTGCCAATGAGAACTTCAAGGAAACCAATACTCTGTTGAAGAGTGTCAGCAAGGATCAGCTAGACGCAGATCTTGTTAATATATCTGGTAGTATTGATATTAACCAATCAAACATCACATCTTTTAATTCTGAGTTGACAGTACTGGAACAAACGAAGGATGAGCACAACAACAATCTTTTGCAACTGAGCAAGAATATTGTTAAGCTAGATTCGGTTAAGTATGTTGATATCGTCGGATTGGAAAAAAACAAGATTGACTATGAAGAAAAAGTTGGTAAGTTTCAATCGGACATCGTTGACAACAAGACCAAAATGGAGTCAATTGAATTGCAACTTTCACAGTTGAGTTCTTCTTTGAAATTGTGTGAGAACATTGAGACCACCTATCAAGAATATAAGGATGTCAAGAAACTTGAGGAAAGCAAACAGCATCAGATTGACAGACTAAAGGTTGTCATAAAGAGCAAGGTTGATAAGCTCAAGAAACTTGAGGAACACAAGTATGACCCTAACTGCGAATACTGTATCAATAACGTGTTCGTAAAAGATGCTATTGCTACAAAACAAGATCTCGAAAATGAAAAGATCAATGCCGCCATTATCATAGGCGAATACAACACATTAAAAGCCAAGGTCGAGGCGTTTGGCGATATAGAAACCACATATCAGACCTGTCAGAGTGGGAATAATGAGAAAATTAAATTGGAAAAACGTCGGGAGATTATAAACACATCAATACTCCGAGATGAAAATTATTTGATAACATTACAAAACACGTTGAAAGCCACAGTTGATGCAATTGATAATTTCTATAAAAATAAGGATACTATTGAGAACAACCAAATGTTGTTGAATCAGATTGACGAACACAAGGCTATTATCAAGGATATTGAATCTGAAATTAAGTCTGTGAATTCAAAATTGTTCACGGCGTCAACCGAAAAGGGTAAGTTGGAACTTCAATACAAGAATACTACCGAGCAATTGAATAAGGTCAAAGAGTTGGAGGTATCATACGAAGCATACAAACTATATACTGCTGTTATTAGCCGTGACGGTATTCCATATGAAGTTATCACCAAAACTTTGCCGGAAATTGAAAAAGAGGTCAACAATATTTTGAGCCAAATCGTTGAATTCACAGTAACTCTTACAACCGATGGCAAAAACATCATGAGCAACATTGTTTATGATGATAAGCGTTGGCCGTTGGAGATGGCTAGTGGAATGGAAAAGTTTGTGAGCGGGTTGGCTATTCGTGTAGCATTGATCAACATTAGTAATCTACCAAGACCCAATATTATTTGCATTGACGAGGGATGGGGGACGTTAGATCAATCAAACATAGCATCTGTTGGTAACTTATTTACATATCTAAAACATCAATTTGATTTCATTTGGATCATTTCACATTTAGATTCTATAAAAGACTCAGTTGACGTTTTGCTAGAGATTACGAAGGAGAATGGTTTCTCTAAAATTGTTTATAAATGATTAGAGTTCTTGAAGACAAAAAAAGAAAATGGGTATAGTAAGATAGATTTTCGGTAAGAAAAAATACAAGTTGATATAAATAGTTCACGGTTCCACTTTTTTGGCAATATTTATAAAGTAAACATAACTATCCAAAGTTAGGGTTAACACTGAAAGGAATATAAACATATGCCAATACAAGAAGGTGGACGTTGGAGTCCAGAACAATCAATAGTATCTCCCGGCGTTTTTACCCGAGAGATTGATCAATCGGGCCTCGCCCAAGGCGTGGCCAACATCGGTGGTGCTATCGTGGCACCATTTGCAGACGGTCCTGCATTTTTTCCAAGAATCGTCACCGACGTTGCAACATTAGAACAGGTGTTCGGTGTTGCTGACGGCGTTTATTACGGACCATACACCACCAAGGAATACTTGATTCAACAAGGCGTCGTAACAGTCGTTCGTGTTGGTGGTTTGACTGGTTATTGGCAAAAGAATCCGCTGGTGGTTTATGCACAACCCGGCGCTTGGGCACGCAGCAGCGATATTGGTGCATTGACAACAGCATCGTTCATGTATTTGAACAGTGACAACTATACTGCAAATATTCAATACGTTCACTCAAGTTCAGCATGGGTAATCCCTGCCGCTGGTACATCCGGTATTCCTACAGGCCCTGAGTCTGGTATCAGCGCAAGTATTAGTTTGACTACCAAGGCACAAGTAGTAAGTTTCCTTGGATCTTACTCATATTTGGCAAATATCAATAATTTGTCAGCATCGTTGTCAACAGCATTGACTGCAAGAAAATTGGTAAGTATTACTACCCTTAATGCATATGCCGCATTTAGCGCATCGGTTGTGGCAGGTAGCGGCAAGGTCGCCAAAAATGGTGGATCTTCTGATTATGCTCTGGCTGCGTTCGACGTGGAAAAATTCATTCCAAAAGGTGGTTTCTATGTGTCGGGGTCTGGTTTAGCTCAAGAAACTCGATCATTGAATTCAACACTCAATGGTGTGTGTACTGGTAACAATGCCGTTCGTAGTTGGCCCGCTAACTCTGGTTCGTATTTGACAGCATCAATCACAGTTTCGGATGGTCAAGTAACTTGGCCATTTGTGTTTATTCTGTCAGCATATCCATCGGTCGCAAACACCACGGGATATACTTTCAATAAACTAGCAGGATCTATTAAGAATCTATTTGCGCCGGTAGTTGCGTATGATAATTCGTTTGTAAAGTTTAGTGGTAGCATCAGTGCTCGCTTTGGTGCTGCTGCACTGACCAGCAATTATCCAGCAAATTATGCTGGTACTGGGTATTTGAGTGGTAGCCAACTATACGGTGGCAAGCAATTGAGTCTGGGAACTGTTGGTACTACCAATCGATTGGTTAGAAAATTCACAGCCCAAGGGCCTGGAAACACCAACTACAGTGGGTTTTTCTATATGTCATCAAGTGCTCAAGGTCAAAACACCGATGAAGCAACTCAAATTGCAACAGCAATCAACGAAAGCTCTGAAACTGTGTTTCGGTTGAGTTCTTCTAAGTTGAATATGGGTAGCACCACATCAGACATTACTTTGGCATATGACAAAGACACATTTGATGCAACCAGCACACTGATTGTTCACAGCGCAAGTTTCGCAAGTGTACGTAGTGCCGCTACTTGCGGCGCAGCACTTCGCTTCTTGGGTATTGTATCAGGTGCATACGGTCCATACGATGGTACATTCGTAGCCGATGCTAATGGAAGCGCAGATCCATGTAATCCTGCTGGTGACGGTCGTAAGAACATGGTGTTGGGTGTGTTGGCTAATACCCAAAATGCTTCAACTCAATTCGACAACAACTATGCGGTATATGGATTTGTGGACTCAACCGTGGCTCAATTGACAAGCTCTGTATATCCTTACAAGGGCAACATCAATCCTACCGAAAACCAATATCAATTGGCTTTGCGTTACAACTTCACCGATCCGGATGGTAACACCACAGATGGTACATATGGTTACTATGGTTTCAGCTTGAATGAGTCTGACAACAACTACATCAAGGATGTGTTTGGTGCCGATCCTACGGTTGGTAATCCATCAAAGCAAATCGCTGGACAGAAGGTAGAAGCAGCATACACCTACGTTTTGTTTGAAGACAGCATTCAACGTTTCTTGGCAGAAAAGACTCGTTCAACAGCTGAGGGTGGTGGTTGGAAATTGCAAGTGGCAACCGCGCCTTCGTCTGGATTCAGCGTTGGTGAATCTATGAAATTCGTAGATCAATATTCATACGATCCAAACAGTGGTGATTCACAATTCGCAATCAGCAATGCATCAACACCTTGGATCTACAGTCAACAAATTGCTCCATTCAAGGGTAGTTCAGATGCATCTGCACACCCAGTCAAGTTCAAGTTGTTTAAGGTTCATACCTTGAGCGATGGTACATTGAGTAACCAAAAGTACAAGATCGAAATCAGCAACGTCAAGTTGGCTGGTACAGTTCCAGGTAGCAACTATGGTACGTTTACACTCGCAGTTCGCTCATATAGCGATACTGATAAGCGTCCTAAGTATTTGGAAATCTACCAAAACTTGAACCTTGACCCAGACAGCGCAAACTTCGTGGCTCGCCGCATCGGTGACCGTTACGCATATATTACCTTCTCAGGTAAGATTGTGGAATACGGAACTTATGTAAACTTGAGCCGTAACATTCGTATTGAAATGACAGACACTGCTTACCCAGAGAGTATCGTTCCTTACGGATTTGAATCATATAGTAGCCCAGTCGATAGTACGTTGAGTACCTTCTTGCCAGCAGTTCGCTACAGCAAGGCTTCTATCTACGGTCTTGGACCCGGTAAGTATCCATCGGGTACTGTGTTTGGTGAAGTTCCAGAGGCAAGTGAAGAAATTGCATATCTGTATCCTACCGCATCGTTTGGTGTTGGTGTAGATATTGATACCAAGCAATGGTTCAAGCCGCTGCCATACTACGGTGGTAATGATCAAAACGGTGACAACATCGACTTTGATCTTGAAGCCAAGGTTTGGGGAACTGAAAACGCTCACTATTATGCTCAAGGTGTGGCCGCAAGCACGGGTTCACTCCTAGATCCCGCATTGAGTGGTAGTATTCCAAGCACCTACGATCCAGTAAACGAATCAACCTACGTCAGACTGCGTAAGTTCGTAGTTGGTTTCCAAGGTGGTTTCGATGGTCAATGGCCTGCAATTCCAATCAATGTTGGAAGCGACATCACCGCCGGTAACACTCAAGGTCTTGATTGTACCTCAATCAAGAGCCCTGGTAGTATCGGATACAAGCAATGTATTGCTGCTCTGAGTAACTCTGACGAGTGGGATATTAACTTGATTGCTCTACCAGGCATCTTCTGTGAACAACACAGCTATGTTACTAACTTGACAATTGACATGTGTACACAACGTGGTGATTGTTTCTACATCATGGATAACGTGGTGTTCCCAGCAAGTAACCAAAGCGTTGGATTGATTGATGCTGCTATCAACAGCGTCGCAACAATCGACAGCAACTATGTTGCTACTTACTATCCTTGGATCAAGATTCTTGATACCAACTTGAACAAGGTAATCAGTGTACCTCCATCAGTGGTGTTACCTTCAATCTATGCAGCAAACGACAATTCTGCTGCTGAATGGTATGCTCCAGCAGGTTTGAACCGTGGTGGTATTCCACAAGCAGTTCAAGTACTTGATCGTTTGACTCATCAAGAGCGTGATCAATTGTATGAAGGTCGTGTTAACCCAATCGCAGCATTCCCAGGACAAGGCATTGTAGTTTGGGGTCAAAAGACTCTACAAATTGCTCCAAGTGCATTGGATCGTGTGAATGTTCGCCGCTTGTTGATCAACTTGAAGAAGTTTATCGCAAGCTCAAGCAACTACTTGGTGTTTGAACAAAACGTTGCAGCAACACGCAATCGCTTCTTGGCAATTGTTAACCCATACTTGGAGAGTGTACAACAACGTAACGGTATCTATGCTTATCAAGTTAAGATGGATGCAGCTAACAACACTCCAGACTTGATCGATAGAAATATTCTATACGGTCAGATCTATATTCAACCAACTCGTACAGCAGAATTCATTATGTTGGACTTCAACATCATGCCGACTGGTGCGACTTTCTCAGCTTAATACTGAGTTAGCTTAAACAAAACCCCGCCCCTAAAAAGGCGGGGTTTTTTCTTTTATATTTTTGAAGTGTATGTTAATATGTATCTATTAGATAAGGAGTATTGTATATGACTGAACGAGGTAAAAAAATAAGAGACGCATTTTTCAAAAAGTATGGTGTTTATCATCCATCTCAACTGCCTGAAGTTAAAGCTAAAATAAAGCAAAAACGAGAAAGTGGTGCGTATGACAACATGGTGAAAAAGATGAAGGACACTCTCAAAGAAAAATATGGAGATGAAAACTATAACAATGTAGAGAAGGGAAAACGCACCAAATTGGCGAAGTATGGGGATGAAAACTATAATAACCGAGATAAAATGACGCGGACCAACAATCAGAAATATGGAATGAATGTTTCGCCCAACACTCTTAAAAGAACTCAAGAACGTGCATCCAATGGAGATATTGGCTTCAAATCTGATCAATTTAAGCAGTATCTCAAAGATAATAATATAGAGAATGTGTCTCAATTGACGGACGTTAAAGAAAAAAAGAGACAAGAGATGATCAATCGTATGGTTACAAACATTTTTGAGGGTGGTCGCCTTAATAAGATTGTATTACCGATTTTTCAACGAGACGAATATACAGGATGTGATTATGATAAGATGTATAAGTTTAAGTGTTGTAAATGCAACAATGAATTTCAAGATAATTTATACTCGGGAAATATTCCACGGTGTTTGAATTGTTATCCTCACAATAGGTTTAAGTCATCAATAGAAACTGAGATCTTGGATTTCTTACAGTCACATAACATAGAAACAAAACACCATAATAGATCTATATTAAATGGAGACGAAATTGATATATACGTACCATCCCTTAATTTTGCAATTGAATGTGATGGTGTTTATTGGCACAGTGAAATTGCTGGCGGCAAGAACAAACAGTATCATCTTAGCAAAACATTGAGGTGTAATCAACAAAATATTCAATTGATGCATATATGGGATTGGGAATGGCGTTGTAAAAATTCTATAATTAAAAGTATTTTGCTTAATAAGATGGGTAAGTCTACAAAAATTTATGCACGAAAATGTGTTGTTAAAGAAGTATCAAATGAAGATAAATCAAATTTTTTGGAAGACAATCATATACAGGGAGACGATACGTCATCAATACGATTGGGGTTATATCATAACAACGCATTGGTTTCTATAATGACATTTGTCAAATCCAGATACGATAAAAAATATCAATACGAACTGTCTAGATATTGCAATTTATTGAACACAAATATCGTGGGAGGATCGTCTAAACTATTTACACATTTTATTAAAAATTATGATGCAAATTCAGTTGTGACTTACAGCGATAAACGTTTATTTACAGGAAAAGTTTATGCGGGGTTGGGTATGCGGGTGTTGAAAGATACTCCGTGTGGTTATCATTATTTTCATAAAAATAACGGCGTTCCAATAAACAGAACTCATTTTCAAAAACACAAGCTTGATAAAACCTTGGAAAAATTTGATTGTGATTTGAGCGAGTGGCAGAATATGCAAATAAATGGTTATGATCGTATCTGGGACTGTGGTCACTTCAAGTACGAATGGCTGAGAATGTAATCTTTGGAGTTTAATCGTATTAATATATTAATCTTGACCACACCCCGCACCTAAAAAGGTGCGGGTTTTTTGTTTTTCCATATATTTATAGATAATGATCAAATTAAATATTCTCCTAAATGAAGTATTGAGTGAAGGTGGAGCGGGTGGTCACATGGACCATCCTTTTGACTTTGCTAGCAATGGCAAACAACTTGTCAATGTATTTGTAAAAACAATTGATACATTGAAAAAGGGTACCGGAAGTGTAAAAATTGATGGTGTCAATGCCAGCATTCGTTTAGCCAATGGACAATTTGTAATGGATCGTGGTAGTGCTAAACCGTTTGATGTGCAGGGTATGCGACCATCCGATTTGGCAAAACGGTTTGAACCTGGACATGGATTCATAAAGATTGGTAGTAAGGTTATCAACATTTTTGACGATGCAATTCCAAGTACACAATCAGAACTGCAACAACTTGGTCTATTGAATAATCCAAATATTCTATTGAATGTGGAATATGTTGAGGGGCAGACAAATGTTGTGGGATATGGAGACATTGGAAACTTTTTAGCAATTCACGGACTCAAAGAAATCAAACCAAAAACCTTTGGTAAAACTGGACAAGTAAAAAGTCGTGTGGCAGTGGAAATTTCTTATGATAAAGATGTGATGCAAAGTTACATCAATAAGTTGAATATTGTTGCCAAGAAATATGGTTTCAAAGTATTGGGTAGTGTTGGCACAACATTCAAATCGGAGCCTAGTTTGTCAAAACCACTGAATGAAAAGATTACACTGTATCCAGACGGTCAACCAGTAACAAAGAGTCTCAACGATTGGTTGAAAGCTGTTAAGATCGAAACTCCACTAATTACCCGTGAGCAGTTTATTGCGGCCAGAAAGAGCAAAAATATTGGTAAAGATTTTGTTGGTCAAGATATTAAAAAGATTATCAACGATACTGTTGTGTATATTGCCACAATCAAATTGGGTGATGAAATTTTGAAAAATGCCACCAGTGAGATTGGTGATTTAGAAAAACACGAAGGTATTGTGATTCGTGATCCGAGCATTTATAGTAAACCATATAAAATAACTGGTAGCTTCATTATTAATGGACTTCAGAGTGGTTTTAGCAAATAAAACTGTTTTAGCAAATAAAACAAATACGTATTGGTGTTATGAAAAGAGCGCAAAATAAAAGTAATCTCGAAATCATTAAAGACTATGTTGAGGGAAATAGACCATTTGTTCAAGTTGGTTATGATGTAAACCTGACAGACTCACAGCGTAGAGAAGGTGATCAGTGGGAAGATGGTCAAGGTAAGAAGTGGGTAATGAAAGATGGACGCAGGCGACGAGTTCCAAAGGTTGCCAGATTTATCAATGAACAACGTTGTAAAGATTGTAATATGGATGTTCGTTGGGGCAATTATTTGGACGATCAAGTTTGGCCAAAAACACATTTTTGCTATGATTGTTTTATAAACAATGAAACTCGCATGAAACTTGATGGTACTTGGGAATATTTTGACAGGGCCCGAGATTTGCGCAATGAACGTAGTATTACAAGTGACTACAAAAAGAAATTTGATGAAACACTAAAGTGGTGTAATGACCACGAAAATAAGCCTCTGGAGTTTATCAACGAAGATGGTAGCATTGAAAAATGGGAGGGTGTTGGTAGTGATATTGAAAAAATCCGTGCGGATGTATCCAAAGATCTAGAGTTTATAAATGCGAGATTGGCGGAAATAGACGGTATTATAGCGGATTGTGAGGCAAAATATGAGTCAGCAAAACTACAGAGATCTAATAAAGGCTGAGTACAAGCGTTGCTTGGAAGATCCTGTATACTTCATGAAGAAGTATGTAAAAATTCAACATCCAATGCGTGGTACTGTTGGTTTTGATTTATATCCTTTCCAAGAAAAAGCACTGGCTGATCTGGTGAAATTCGACCTCAACATTGTGTTGAAAAGTCGTCAAATGGGTATTTCTACTCTAACAGCAGCATACAGTGTGTGGCTGATGACATTTTTTAGCGATAAGAATATTCTGATCATCAGTATCACTCAAGAGACTGCCAAAGAAATTGTTACCAAGGTTCGTTTTGCAAATGATAATCTTCCGGCTTGGCTAAAAGTTGCATGTGTGGAAGACAACCGTTTGAGTTTGCGTCTCAAGAATGGATCAGCAATCAAAGCAGTTTCAAGTGCTGGTACTGCTGGTCGTTCAGCAGCACTGTCGCTGTTGATCATAGACGAAGCAGCATTCATTGATAACATCGAAGAGATTTGGTTGTCCGCACAATATACGCTATCAACCGGTGGTCGTGCAATTGTTTTGTCAACCCCAAATGGTGTTGGTAACTTTTTTCATAAAACTTGGGTTGCGTCCGAGGCAGGTGAAAATGAATTCAATACCATTAATCTGCCGTGGCATTTACATCCAGAGCGTGATCAAGCATGGCGAGATAAACAAACAGAATTGTCTGGTATAAAAGGTGCCGCACAAGAATGTGATTGTTCATTTGCTACATCTGGTAATCAGGTTATTCATATGGACATTATTGAGTTTTATAACAAAACTCATGTGCGAGATCCTATTGAAAAGCGTGGCAGTGGTTTGGATATGTGGATCTGGGAACGTCCAGATTATTCCAAAAACTATATGGTTGTGGCAGACTGTGCTCGTGGTGATGGTGCTGACTATAGTACATTCCATGTATTGGATGTGGAATCATTGGAACAAGTAGCTGAGTACAAGGGGCAACTCAGTACCAAGGATTTTGGAAATTTGTTGGTGACTGTTGCGACCGAGTATAATAATGCTTTGTTGGTAATTGAAAACAACAACGTTGGTTGGGCATCACTGCAACAGGTTATTGATAGAAATTACGATAATCTTTTTTATAGTAGTTCCGATCTGAAGGTGGTTGATATTGAAAGAACATACTCAAATAAAATCAATGGTGCTGAGAAAAAAGCGGTGCCTGGATTTACCACCACCAATATAAATCGTCAGTTGATCATCAATAAGATGGAAAGTTTTTTCCGTGAACGTCATATTGTGATTCATAGCTCACGTTTATATGAGGAACTAAGAGTATTCATTTGGAATGGTGCTAAAGCAGAGGCAATGAAGGGATACAATGACGATTTGGTATTGGCGTTGGGCATTGGCTTGTGGGTTCGAGACACGGCATTAAAGATACAAGCTGAACAAATTGCTCATACCAGAACTATGTTATCGGGTATCAGTAAAGTCAGCGGTACATCTATCGGTCCGACCAATTCAACCAAGGTCATACAGTCTCCACAAGAAACGTGGAAATTTGATACTGGTGTCGCACACACAGGTAAAAAAGAATCATTAACTTGGTTGTTGTAATACTTATACATAAGAATCTATGGATGAAAAATCATTTCAGGAGCTAAAGAACCGATCGCTATACGCCAGACTCAAACGTTTATTTAGTAACGATGTTATAGTTAGAAATGTTGGCGGCAAAAAGCTAAAGGTCATTGACACCGATGAAATTTTTTACGCATCGGATCGCAACTCGTTGCGTGACCGTTTCAATCGACTTCGTTCAACATCGTATAATCAATATACAAGAGATTTTAATCTCAGTTATCAAAGCAGTCGTGTAGAACTATTTCGTGATTATGACACAATGGATATGGATCCAATTCTAGCCAGTGCATTGGACATTTATGCTGATGAATGTACCACTAGAAATGAGATGGGAGATATAATCACAGTTCGTAGCAGCAACGACGATATCAAGAGCATATTAAACAATTTGTTCTATGACATCCTCAACATTGAATTCAACCTTTGGAGTTGGACTCGTAGTATGGTCAAGTATGGTGATTTTTATTTGAGAATGCACATCAGTCCAGAGTACGGTGTATACATGGTTGAACCACTCAGCAGTTATTATGTAACTCGTATTGAGAATGCGCATTTGACCAACAGAAATTTCGTTAAGTTCCAAGTCAATCTACCATACGGAAATAAGATCGAAGATCTTGAGAACTATCAAATGGCACACTTTCGTTTGTTGAACGATAGTAATTTTTTACCGTATGGGAAATCAATGTTGGAAGGTGCTCGGCGTGTTTGGAAACAGTTGAGTTTGATGGAAGACGCAATGTTGATCCATCGTATTATGAGAGCACCTGAAAAGCGTATTTTCAAGGTTGACATCGGTAACATTCCTCCAAATGAAGTTGATAACCACATGGAGCGGATTGTTACACAAATGAAGAAGACACCGTATTTGGATCAAGCAACGGGTGATTACAATTTGCGTTTCAATCTTCAAAACATGGCGGAGGACTTTTTCTTGCCAGTTCGTGGCAGTGATAGTGGTACTGATATTAGTAATTTACCAGGTCTTGAGTGGACAGGTACAGACGACATCGAGTATTTGCGCAACAAGATGATGGCTGCTCTCAAGATTCCCAAGGCATTCTTGGGATATGACGAAACTTTGAGCGGTAAAGCAACTTTGGCTGCGGAAGATATTCGATTTGCACGTACCATTGAGCGTGTGCAACGTATTATTGTTAGTGAATTGAATAAAATTGCGGTGGTACATTTGTATTCACAAGGATATAAAGACGAATCTCTTGTAGATTTTAGTTTGGAACTGACCAACCCATCCACAATCTTTGAAAAGGAAAAGATTGATGTTTGGAAGAGCAAGGTTGAGGTCAGTAAGGACATGCAAGAAAACAAACTATTCAGCAAAAAGTGGATTTATGAAAATGTGTTTGGTATGAGTGAACAGGATATGATTGTTCTTCAAAAACAACTTGTTGATGATGCTAAGGGTAATTATCGCTTCAAGCAAATTGAAGAAGAGGGCAATGACCCTGCATTGCAATTCCTTAAGACCAAAGGTGATGAAAATGAAGGTGGTGCTGGAGAAGCTGGTGGAGAAGCTGGTGGAGAAGCTGGTGGAGAAGCTGGTGGTGAAGCTGGTGGTGAAGCTGGTGGTACGCCAGCAGGCGGTGCTGAACCTGCTCCTAAATTGACTGAAAAGAAGCGTGATCAGACTGGTAGAAAGAATGCTAGAAAGTATCCATTCGGTGAAGATCCTTTGGGTACTTTGGAATTAAATTCTAGCAACGATCTGAGTCCTACTCACAAGTATAAGAATAACTCACCCATATCTTTGGAATCTTTGGTATCGTTAGATACATTACTCATGGGTTCTGAGAAGACTAAACAAGTACTAAGAGAAGGTAAAAGTGTATCGTTTATGGATGAAACAAATATTAAAGAGTAACACAATTCGTGAACATTTTGCAAAGTGAAACATATTTATATTTAATGGAACTATATGCGTAAGAAAGCTAAACATTCTAAGTTTAAGAACAGTGGCGTATTATTTGAGCTACTCACACGCCAAATTACCGCCGATATCTTGGCTGGGCGAGACGAATCCTTTACGAAGAATTTGATGTTCAAGTACTTCAACGAAGGTACTGCTTTGGGCAAAGAATTTCAACTATACAACTTTTTGGTCAACCAGTCTTCTAAAAATACTGAGTCGGCTGATCGTATAATTGGTGTGGTTCTTCAAACACGCTCTAAGTTGAACGAGCGTGATCTAAATAGCCAAAAGTATAATTTGATCAAAGAGATTAAGGATAAATTTGATATCGATGAATTTTTGAAAAATAAAATTCCAAACTACAAATTGTATGCGAGTGTATACAAACTGTTTGAGAGCCAAAGTTCCGACGAGGCAAATATTGGAGTTGAAGACGTTGTTGAGGCTAGAGAATTTGTAATTGAGAATTTAACAAAAGAGAAGAAAACCGACTCTCAGGCATTGGATGTATATAGTTCACAACCGGCCGACGTTAAGTTGCTCGCATATAAGTTTTTGATTGAGAATTTTAACAAAAAATACTCAGCACTGTTGCCTGCTCAAAAAACTTTGCTCAAGGAGTATATCACAAATGTGTCCAACACCAACAAGTTTACTGAATTTGTCAATGATGAATACAAGCGAGTTTCTGATGCTTTGAAGGAACGTTCCATTCTTGTCAAAAGCAACATCATCAAGATCAAGCTCAATGAAACTGTTACTCAACTTTCAAATAAGACAATAACCGGTGTTGTTAAAGAAAATCAATTGGGTAGCTTATTAAGCGCATACGAATTGATTGATGAGTTGAACAAATTAGCCAATGAAAACTAAACTAAACGAATCTGGTGATCCATTTAGAGATATTGTCAAGCAGTACGCTAAAATGTACCGTGACAGTGAACTTGCTCGTATTGACAAAGAACAATACTCAAAATGGCTACAAGTTCATGCCGATAAAATGAGCCCTGCGACCAGAGCATCTATTGAAAAAAAAGTACAATCGGCAATCAACGGTAAAAACGAAGCTTCGACAAGTAGTGGTGCTGGTCCAGTATCCACACCATTTGCATTTAGTCGCCGGGGACCTGGTAATGTAAAAGCAGCAACTCAGTTGGGTTTCAAGTTGGCAAAACCAGTTGCTCATTCCAAGGATTTATCGTTGGAGAATCAGATGTATAGCGAACCAGCATATATTACTCCAGCACAAAATATTGAACCAGTTGATACGTGGGCAGATGCTAATGGGTTGGTTCAACACGGAGATCCAGAGTTAGATCCCGGTCTTGCCGGCCATCGCCAAGGTGCGTTGCCAATGTCAGAAGCTGGGAAAAAGATTGATCAAGTAGCTAAAATGCTTGAGGGGTTGAGTGGTATTCGTTATCGCAGACGTTTTAATGAAGCAGATGCCGCCGCTCAAGCAACGGTGTCAGCACCAGCACCAGCACCGACGGCACAACCAAAAACATCGGCGGCACCCAATGTACAAGTTCAAAGTTATAGTTTACAACCCGATTTTAGCGAGTTTGATACAAAGTTAAAGGATAGCACCGAGGCACTCAAAACCGGTCTTCAAAAGAAGATTCAAGATCAAATTTTGAACAAAAAAATTGTGGTTAGGGCAAGCAAGGGATATAAACAACCAGAGTCCGATTACACTCTCAATGTTACTGGTGTAAATATTGATTATTACTACGACCGTTATGTAATTATTATTGTTGGTCGTGAAGAGAGTAAGCAAAAAACAGCTAAATTCTTTATCAAGCCTGGATTCAAGCTTAAAATCTTGGGTTCTGCCGATGTAAAACCCAAAGACAGATATCAAATTGCCAAGTCTCAAGCATTGGTTGATCCCAACAAACAAGCTTCTGCAACACCTAGCAATACGGTGACCAGCAAGGAACCACCCGAGGTTTCTGCCGAGACAAAACCAGAAGATAAAGGTGGCACACAACCGCCACCAGTATAAATTATGAACACATTATTGATTGATGTATTACCGTTTGAGTTTAAGATTAAGAAGGCTTCGCTCACCGAAAGTTTGAGCGATGGAAAGCTTCTTGTCACGGGCACATTACAACGTGCCGAAGCAAAGAATCAAAACGGTAGAATTTACCCAAAAGGAATTTTGGAACGTGAAGCAACAAAGTACATGGACAACTTTGTTAAACAACGACGTGCAATGGGTGAATTGGATCATCCAGAGAGCAGCGTCGTTAACCTCAAAAACGTTAGTCACAACATTGTTGATATGGGTTGGGACGGTGACGATCTTGTTGGTACTGTGGAAATTCTTCCTACTCCAAGTGGCAACATTCTCAAGGATCTGCTCAAGGCAGGTATTTTGTTGGGAATCAGTAGTCGTGGATTGGGTAGTGTCAAAAAAGACATGCGAGAAGGAGCCGATGTTGTACAAGACGACTTTGACTTGATTGCATTTGATTTTGTTAGTAATCCAAGTACTCAAGGAGCATTTATGTATCCTGCTGGTAAAATCACTGAAAGTGTAAATCAGTCCAGCACCATCATCAATCCTTACCAAAATATTGATAGAATTATTCGTGATATCATCTCCGAATTATAATTTGAAACCTATTTATAGCATATGATCAAGCTAAAACACCTAGTAGAAAATTCAACCGAGACGGCATATGCTCCCTTGAGCAAGGAGGAAAAGATTAAGTTGCGTGAAACTATCAAGTCTTACAACGAATATCGTAAGAGCTTGAAGGCATCGGTTGTGTACGAGACCGCTAACAAGATTATGGAAGCTGTGAATCTTGCCGAGCGTTATGCCATCAAGGAATGTAATGAATGGATGGAAGCCAAGATGGTTGAGCGTGATATGAAGGATGTCAAGAAGATGGCTCAAAAGTTGTATGAAGAAGCACACAAAATCAAGAGTGTGGAGCAACAACTTGAAATGTTGTATGAAGAAATTGGTTTGAAATTGGAGCGTTATTTTGAAATTGCAGACCCTATTGAGGTTCAACAAGGTACTGCAACTCCTACTTCACAACCTGCTGCGCCAGCACCAATGAAGAGTGTGGAAAGTAAGTAATTACTTCAACCCTTTTAACTTGGGATCTGATGGTACCGATTCAATAAAGGACAGCAGCTTTTCAAAACTCTCGAAGACGTAACGACGGTGTGTCTCAAGGACATAACCGTCTTCGTCTTTGTATATCTTAACTGGTACCAATTGGTCCAACATTTCGAGCGTAGGAACTTCGATCTCACTCACCATATCAGTGTCGTTGTCGATCTTGAATCCCATGTCACCCAACGTGTCAATTTCATGAAAGTTCCAACCACTTGGATGATCAATATCAATCAGCTTGAATTTATCTGATTCTACTGGCGCATCACCGTAAGCACGGTTGAGGAAATTTCCCAATTTGATTTGGGAGTAATGATTGTGATAATTTTTAGAGTCCATATGAATTGATTCGGTCAATAAAGTCGGCTAGTATCTTGCCCTTTTGCGCATCTGGTTGGTTAAAGATGGTACTTAAAGTGTAAACGATCTTGGGTTTGTCACTGTTCTGACTTGCCCCACGAATTTCTACAAAGCAAGCATAATTGTACATCCCGCTGTTTTGATTATTTTTCAACTTCTTGAAGACATAACTTTTGGTGGTTTCATTACTGAATACTTCTGCACTCAACTCGTTGCTGCTTTTCTTGTGAACAAAGTTGACTTTACCAAATCCACCAAATCCATTTTGTTTGTTTTGAAAAGTAAGCAATTCTTGTTTATCAAATGGCACGCCTATATTTTCGTTCAGTAATTGATCAAAACTTTTACCTTCTACTTCTCGCATTTTGCTAACACTGTACTCTGCTTCTTTGAGTCTATTCACAATTTCTTTTACTTTTGTGAAGTCTCTCGCAGCTTTGGTACTAATGTCGTGTGCCGTTTTTCTCAGATTGGCTGAGACTTTTTTGGGCGACACATCACCTTTTTGGACTGCTCTTACGAGTCTAAAGTATCGTGCTTGTTTTTCCGATTTTGCTGGCATACATCTATAAATAGCAAAAAATTTATGATTTTCTCTTTTTTAGTTATATTTATTATGAAATGCGTCAATGTCTTTGATGCCACACTAACATAATCTTCTTTGGAGTTCTCCAATAACTTCACCATTAAATTAGGAAAGGTATAAATATATGAGCGATCTATTGAAAGAAAGCATCGCAGACGCAAAGGCTGTTCGTGAAACAGCAATAGCCAATGCAAAAACCTTCCTTGAGGAAAACTTCGCAAAAAGCATGAAAGAGATGTTTGCGGAAAAGCTCAAGGAAGAATCAGAAGAAACCGCAGCAGCAGAAACTGAGGAAGGCAAGATCGAAGAGAAGCTTGCAACCTCAAAGATTGGTGGCGAAAAGGGTAATGAAGCTTCAAAGCAACATCCTGTCAAGCCATCCACTTCTGCAAACAAAAACACCGAACCATCTGGTAAGCAAGAATTTGATGCCACCATGGAAGAGGGAACCGAGATCACCAGTGAAGAATTGGATGAGATCCTCGCAGAGCTTGAAACCGAAGGCGCAGCCCAAGGTCAACAAGTTGTTGCTGAGGAAGAAGGTTGTGAAACCGACTCAACAGCACATCATGGTGGTTCTGACGATTCGGATGATTTGAATCTCGACGAATTGCTCGCAGAGTTGGACGAGGAAGGTCAAGCAGCACCAGTTGCTCCTGCCGCACTTGATCCAGCAATCGCAGCACAACCTCCAGTTGCTCCAGTTGCTCCAGTAGCACCTGTTGCTCCAGTAGCAGGTCAGATTCCATCACCATCAGAGGGTGAAGATTGTGATGACTGCGACACCGACATCAGTTCCGAAGAGATGGCGGAAGCACTTGTTGCCTTGAGTGAAGAAAATGAAGCATTGAAGGTACAAGTTGAAGAAGCAATGAACACCGTTAAGTACATGAAAGATGTGCTTGCGGAAACCAATTTGTTGAATGCTAAGTTGCTTTACACCAACAAGCTATTCAAGGGTAAGAATTTGACCGAAGCGCAAAAGCACAAGGTCATTAGCACATTTGACCTCACCAGAACACTGCGTGAGATCAAGTTGGCTTATACAGTTTTGGCCGAATCATTTAATGCCGGTGGATCAGTTGCCAAGAAAAAGACCAATGCAACTGTCTCAACTATCACCGAAGGTTTGGCAAGCAAACCAGTATCATCAACAAAGCCTGCATCTACCATTGTAGAACCGCTGGCTGATCAGATGGCTTCAAGATTCCAACTGCTCGCAGGAATCACGAAGTAAAATTAGTTTGCGAGTAAGTAAACAAACCAAAAGATAGGAAACAATTATATGGATATTAAAGGTCTATTGACTAACAATATGAATCCACAGGCTAAGCTGATGGCTGAAACCCGTGGTCTACAAGGCAAGTGGGAAAAGACAGGTCTGCTCGAAGGCACCAAGGGTGTTGAGAAGGCACACATGTCCATCCTCTTGGAAAATCAAGCAAAGCAATTGCTCGACGAAGCAACCACGACTGGTACTAGTACCAGTTCTGAACAATGGGCTGGCGTAGCTCTTCCATTGGTTCGCCGTGTGTTTGCGGAGATCGCTGCTAAGGAGTTCGTCAGTGTTCAACCAATGAACCTCCCAAGCGGTCTGATCTTCTATCTCGACTTCAAGTATGGTTCTGGTAACCACTTGGGTCACACCGCTGGCGAAAGCCTTTTTGGTGGTAACAATAAGAAGCTAGGTTCAACCGACGCAGCAGTGAATGGTTTGTACGGTCAAGGTCGCTATGCGTACTCTGAGCGTACCGTAACTAGCTCTGCATTCAGTGCTGGTTATGCAACCGTTACAACCGCAAGTTGGAACGATTTGCAATTCGATTCAGCGTTTAGCTCATCAGTCAATAGTACCGGAAAAGTTGTTGGTACCTACAAGATCACATTCAACATCGACGACAACACTCAATCAAACACCGCCGCCGCCACTGGTTACGCATGGAATGTTGATTTGAATGCTGTTCGTTCATTCCAGGCTTCATTGGCCAATACCGGATTGACCATGTTGAATACATATGCAACCGCAACCAACACTGGTAGCATTGCAAATCCATACTACCAAATCAACTTGTTCACCACGCAGGCCGCTGGAGTCTTAGTGGCGTCACCAAGTACATTGCGCTTGAATTACACGCTTCAACCTACGGATAATCTTCGTGGTGACTTTGAAGCTGGTAAGACAGCCGGTGAAGGTTCTGGCAACAGTTCCGCAACCGCAACACAATCAATTGATACCGACATTGGTATTCCTGAAGTCAACCTTGAGTTGAAGAGCGAACCAATCGTTGCTAAGACTCGTAAGTTGAAGGCAGTCTGGACACCAGAATTGGCACAAGACTTGAATGCATACCACTCAATCGATGCAGAAGCAGAATTGACTGCGTTGTTGAGCGAGTATGTGTCAATGGAAATCGACTTGGAAATCCTCGACATGTTAAACGAGTCTGTGACCGGTACAACAACCGAGGCATGGAGTGCTCAAATCGGTACCGAGTTCACCAAGAGTCTGAACAATCAAACTGATGTTGCTACGTTCACCCGTGTGACGAACGCATCAGCAAACCGTACCGCATACGTCAAGTCAACCTGGTTCCAAACCCTTGGTAACAAGATCCAAAAGGTCAGTAACAAGATTCACCAGTTGACATTGCGTGGTGGTGCTAACTTCTTGGTGTGCTCACCAGATGTTGCAACTATTCTGGAGTCAATCCCAGGGTACGTTGTCAGCACTGATGGTGACCAAGCTAAGTTCGCAATGGGTGTGAGTCGTGTTGGTAGCTTCGCAAGTCGCTTCCAAGTCTACAAGAACCCATACATGACCGATAACGTCATTCTGCTTGGTTTCCGTGGAAGCAACTTCCTCGAAACCGGTGCTGTGTACGCTCCATACATCCCACTCATCCAGACCCCATTGGTCTATGATCCAGTGAACTTCACCCCACGTCGTGGTGTGATGACCCGCTACGCTAAGAAGGTAGTCCGTCCGGAGTTCTACGGTAAAGTCTTGATCGCCGATCTCGACACCGTATAATTTGGATTAGTCTAAATTAGACAACAAACCCACCAGTCGAAAGGCTGGTGGGTTTTTTATTTTAGAAGAACGACGTTGAAGTTTCAACATTGTGTTCTGTAACAACTTCCTTGAATATGGTTCCTTTGATGTATGGCAACACTTTGTGTTTCAATGATTTCACAAGCTTTTTATTTTCAATCTTGCCACAAATGAACTTAACGTAACGATGTTTACCACTTTCACGTTTGCGCCAAAAGGTTTTGCCTATACGTTCTTTTAGTTTATCGACGTTGTGTGTTTTCCATCGGCTATACACACTGCGACTGTGAATCCAGTTATAGTTTGGTGGGCCTTCGAGACTAACGCTGTAATTGGGCATCAATGCTATATCAACGTAATTGTCACCTTGATACATAAACCCAGTGGCTTGGTAAATTGTACCACGATGTCCTTCTTCGCTATCGGCATACGTCAGAATACATTTGACTTTTGGATAATCCTTGTTGAGCAGCCGAAAGCTTTCGGCCAATGCATAACTTTCTATGTTTTTACCATACCCGTCAGCAATCCAAAGTCTGGTCAATTCAAACACATGGTCATTGGTCAATAATTCACTGATGCTTTTACTTGCACAGCGACCCACTGCGTTACCATATACCAATACACCTATGAGTTTGTTGTTGAATCCACCAAAGAATGTGCTTTCTATATAGTCTTTATAATATACACCATACGCCACTGTGCAACTTGTCCACTTGTGGCTATAATGATTTTTTTCAATCATTGTACGTGCGACCGATTTGTTTATCGGTTGTAGATGTATCAACGAAGTATCACAATATTGTGCATCACTCATACCATTATTGTATGGTGGTATTTAACAAAGTCAATTATTTATTTCTTCCAACGCAACATCTTTTTGAGTTCTTTAATCAAATCCTTATCAGATTGATCTAGTTCTTTATCAAAATGTTGCAACAAATCATCGATGGTAATTGATTTATCATCCTTGGCCATAGTCTGAATTTCTTCGATGTTGTCGATGAGTTTTGACAGTGTGGTTTTGTATTTTTCCAATTCTACAGACGGTGAAAACCCACTAAAGTTAAGTGATTTTGGAGCAACGCCTTTAATTATATTTACGACGATGGCACCAACAATATTGAATACCGAGAACACCGCAGCGGCGATTGGGTTGGTAGCAGCAAGCAAGCGTAGTACCAAAAAGATTACTCCAAATATTAAAATACCAACAATACAGCTTGTTACAAATCGTTTGATACCATAAAATACAGCACCCAACCCAAAATATTTGTTAACGTTATCGATGATCACTTTATTATCATCTGCGGATTCTGCTTGCTTTTTTGCGGTAGTGGCGAGTTCACCAATCTTCTTGTTTAGATTGACATCCAAATCATCACTCTTTTTTTGCACAGATAAAATTTCAGCATCTTTTTGTTGCAGCAGTTTAGTACCACGTTCACGTTCTTTTGCTATTTCACTGTTCAACAGATCCACCATTGATTTAATTTTTGCCAATTCATCTACCTTTGGCGAGCCAGCAATACTGATTACTCGTTGATTGATTTCTTTGGCTGTGGTTACTTCGTGTGTAACGTTAGTTGCTGGGACTTTGCTCAAACTATAGTCTACACCCTGTGCCATTGTGGCAATTTCCGACATTTTTTTGTCAGAATTGTCCGCTATCTTATTTTTAGCGACCACAACAGCATCGGCTTTGCCTTGCATTGCCTTTTGATTGTCATTTTTATTGTCTGGAATTATGGTGCCACATCCGGCCAACATAACCATACAAATTAGGGTCGTAAACATCTTTTTCATATCACAATATAAATATCACCTTTTTATACGCAAAAACTATTTATGTAGTATGATTAAATTCAATGACCTTATTGAGAACGACACGCTGTGCCCAATGAAGTTGGTACAAGATCCAATTGTCAGTTCTAATTTGAAATATCACATCACAAACGGTATACCTTTATGTGAAAACATCTTTAGAACTTACAGTGAGTCTTACTTTGAGTTGCTAGAAGAAGTTCGCATACTATATATTAGCAACGGAATCGAGTTATGTGACGTGGATGCCGAACTAGTGGAGAGTGACCTTGGTAAAAAGGAATTGTTTGAAGGGCGAGAAGTTTATTTGGATGCTCCAATTGAGGTAGAAGAAGATTTGATCATGGAATTGAAGCATAGAGGTCGCACTGTGCATTTGAATCGCCCATTTCGTACTCCTGGGCAATCTAAAAAATATGCAGTGTATGTGAAATCAAAAACTGGCAAAGTGAAAAAGGTTACTTTCGGAGACCCAAATCTGAAAGTTAAAGGTAGTAGTGCAGCACGTCGCAAGAGTTTTGCTGCTCGGCACAAATGTAGTCAAAAGAAGGATCGCACAACCGCTGGTTATTGGAGTTGTAGAAGTCACAGAATCAAGAGCCTTGGAAACAAAGGCAAGGGACGTTACTGGTAAAATCAAATTATTTGACAATATGTTAATAAACGAAAATAGACATGTAGAAAAAGGGTGCTTAATGGCGTATGTTGATCCTACTTATGGACCCCGCATTGCGGCAACAGGCCAGCGCATTATTCCACCACAAAGCGTATATACCGATCCAGATGATCCCACATATGGATATGATACTGAGCCACATGTTACTTTGAAATATGGCTTTGAACCAGACTTGACAAGATCGGCTGTTGCTAGTATACTTAGTGATGTAAAGCCATTTATTTGTAGAATCAGAGCACTAAACCAGTTTCTGAATGAAAAGTATGATGTAGTTAAATTCGAAATAGAAAAACATCCTATATTGACAAAACTACGCAGTCGGTGCGACATGTATCCAAACACTGATAGTTACCCAGACTACAATCCCCACATGACACTTGCGTATGTCAAAAAGGGAACATTTCCACATATTCGTGAAGGATTGAATATTGCCGTACCAATTACACGATTCAAATACAGCGGTCCTAATGGCAAATATTTTATTAACTTATGATTACTTTCAAAAATTTATTGGTGGAAGGTGCAAAAGAAAATGCTGCGTTGGACTACTTGCAAAAGCTGGTTCAGAGTGGTCCTTTCAAGGGGCGGGTATATCTGGCTGGCGGAGCGGTTCGTGATATGCAACTTGGTAAAGATCCAAAAGATCTTGACGTGGTTGTAACTGGCGGACTTGATGCTGGTATGGAGTTTGCAAAATGGGCAACTCAAACCATGAATAACTATAGTAATGGTAGCAATCCAGTGTTATTTCCAACATATGGTACTGCCAAGTTTACTCTTAAAGGTATTAAGCACAACGGCTTTGATCTGAGCGATATTGATATCGAAGCTGTGGCAACTCGTAAAGAGAAGTACACAACGGGTAGTCGTAAACCAGAGGTCAGTGCAGGCGATCTGGAGGACGATGTACACCGCCGTGATTTCACGGTCAATAGTTTGCTCAAGGATTTGACCACTGGCGAAATTTTGGATTTGACCGGAAAAGGCAAAGAGGACATTCGTAGGGGTATTATTCAGACTCCTTTGAATCCCGATGTCATCTTCACAGAAGATCCATTGCGTATGCTGCGTGCTGTTCGCTTTACCATGAAATATGGTTGGGAATTACCAATGTTCATGATCAGAGCGTTGAAGCGCAATGCTGCTCAGTTGCAGAACATTAGTGCCGAGCGTACCCGTGATGAGCTTGATAAAATGCTTGTGACGGGTAGCCCAGACCGTGCAATCAAGTTGTTGCGAATCACTGGACTGTTGAATTACATCATTCCAGAGTTCAAGACTGCTTACAAAATGACGCAGAACGTACACCATAAACGAGATGTGTTTGGTCACACCTTGGATGTGATGAAAGGTACCGACCCAGTGTTGTTGCAGCGTTTGATGGCATTGTTTCACGATATTGGCAAGACAGTTACTCGTAGTGTTACTCCCACGGGCGTACATTTCTATGGACATGAAGATGTTGGTGCTGATATGACCCGAGACATCATGCGCCGGTTGAAGTACCCAAATGAGCTTATTGATGCTGTTGTGTCTGGTGTAGCTAACCACATGAAACTAAAGCATGGTGGCGATGATGCTGTGAAATTGAGTGACAAGACGTTGCGTAAGTTTAAGATTGCGTTGGGAGACAAGCTTGAAGACGTGTTGAATGTTATTCACGCTGACAACACGGCTCATAGCGAGGCAAGTAGTATGCCCAATCAGATTGTGAATGTTCGCAACCGATTGAAAGGATTGGAGGCTTCAACTCCCAGCGAACCAAAACTACCCATCACTGGAAAAGATTTGATTGATATGGGCGTCAAACCGGGTCCAATTTTTAGCAAAATTCTTGCTGCTGTTACTGAAAAATGGTATGAGAATCCCAATATAACAACACAACAGGCTTTGCATATTGCCAAGTCTATTGTAAACTCACAACCAAAATGATTAAACTTACAGACATACTACAACAAAGTGTGATCAAACTCACCGAAGGTGGTAAGCTTTTTGGTAGTAGAGCACAACGTGTGGCTACTGCTGAAATGAATGCTATTTTTGATGAGCTTAAAAAACGACTGGGTAGTCGGTTTGAAAAGTTTCAGTTGAGCAAAGCTTTGCCATCCAAGGCAGACCATGGTGATATTGATATTGTCATTAGTGGCAACTCTGATGTCAAGAAAGCGTTGTTTACTTACTTGGGGCCATTGATCAAAGACTATAGTAAGAATGGCGATATCTATAGTGTGTTGTATAGCAGCGAAACTGGCAAGACTGTTCATGTAGACTTTTTGTATGCTTCTGCTGATGACTATGATGCTCAATATGACTATTTGAGCTACAACGACTTCAGTGGTATTCTGGGTGTGTTTGCTCGCAGATTGCGTTTCAAGTATGGAACTGATGGTTTCTTCAAAATCTATGAAGACAAGCGGGGACAATATCATTATATTCTGTTGACCAAGAATCTGCGTGACGGACTCAAAATGTTGGGCTATGCACCAATTCTATCAAAGTTTGATGACATCAAAACACTCGACGACATTGTTGAATTTATTAGCTACACCGATTTATTTGATAGCTCATATTTTGAAGGTGTGGGTCATAACAACAGTGATCGCAAGCGTATGCGAGCAGGCCGTCCTAGTGCTCAAGAACTCAAAGCCAAGCTGATTGCGTTGAACAAACGCAGAACTCAACCAGACGACGAACATTACGTCAAAACACTGTTTCCAGACAAGTATGCTGACTTGGTAAAGAAACAAGCCGAGATTGAAGCTTTTGCTCCTGTGAAGGGCAAATATGGTGGCGATTGGATTCTACAAATCTTTCCACAAATCAAACCTGGCCCAGCTCTTGGAAAAATCAAGTTGTTTTGGACTCAGAAATATGGTGATAAACTCGATAATGTTTCTGATGATGAACTCCGTAACGTGACCGCTGAGTTTTTGAAAACACTAAAATGAAGCCTTATAGTGAGGTAAAATTAGATAAAAATCAATACATTAGATCATTTAGCTCCAAGGTGAAAACCGAGGAGCTTGAATGGCATTTGGACCGAGAAGATAGAGTTATTGATGTTTTGGAAAACGATGGTGGTTGGATGATACAATTAGACAATAAGTTACCTTCTTTACTCAAGGAAACGATATTTATACCTAAAGAAACTTATCACCGTGTTATAAAGGGCACAGGAGGGTTAGTAGTAAGAATCACCAAATTGTATGAATCCAACAGTACAAAACACACTGGCTAAAATTCTTAAAGTAAAAAAGCTAAAAGAAGAAAAGCAACGTAAAGAGGCGTTGGCAAAGTTGCCGCCTGTTTCAGAGTACAAACTTCTGGCATCGTTATTACTATGAGTAAAAAATTAAGAGTCTTTGATTTTGACGATACGCTTTTTCATACATCTGGCAAAGTGATTGTTGCACATGCGGATGGTTCTACTGATCAGTTTACACCCGCACAGTATGCAGTTTATGAACCACGATCTGGTGACAAGTTTGATTTTTCTCAGTTTGTATCGGTTGTAGATCCAAAAGTTATTCGTCCGGTCGCCAAGAGATTCTATAAAATTGTGAATGCTGGTGATGATGGTCGTTTGACTGTAATTTTAACAGCCCGAGGTCCAGATAGTGTGCCTCATATACAAAATATACTTCAAAAATATTTTCGTGTAAATATTCCAATTATTGCGGTGAATAGTAGCAATCCACAGACCAAGGCAGATTGGATTAAAAATAAAATTGATGCTGGCTTTGACGATGTGTTTTTTGTGGATGACAGTCCCAAGAACATCAAGGCTGTGTATGTCGCAGTAAAAGATCTGCCAATCAAATACAAAATTGTTGATTTGTCAGGACCACGCAGATTCCAGGCCGACAACAGGCCAGGTCAGAGTCAACCCATCACTGAGATTAAAACTGGAGATATTTTGAGAGAATTCAATGGAAAACGTCTAGAAAATATCAGAGTTGCGTTTAATGATCGGGGTGATGTTGATTTGTTGGAGTTGTATTTTGAAGATAGTTACAAAGCATTAGTTATTGATGGTGAACACTTGGATGCTAGAATAGTTTAGAAATTGGCACTAATATCGAACCGCACGATATTTATATTTAATGAGTGCTAAATTAGACCAAGACAGGGTGCGCTGGCCGGGCAGCGGTAGTATCGTGAACTTAGCATCTGTGCCGTTCGGATATTATTTGGGCGAACGTTGTACCGGTGGCGAGACCACATTTGAGAACGATTGTAGTGGTAGTGCCATGTGGGCGGCAAAACGGTTGGGGTATCCGATAGTAGATATCGAAATGATCGATGTTAATTTTTATGCTTGCTTTGAAGAATCTGTTTTGGAGTATAACCGTGTGGTCAATGAGTTCAATATTGTTAACAACATGGTTAACGTGCAGGGTCTTCCACAAGATAAATATAAAAATCTCACGGGTCTTGCAGTCAAAGGTACAGGTTTACCATTTGTTGTACAACTCAGCAAGCAATATGGATCTGAAGCCCTTTTGGGTGGTGAAGTGCAACTGAAGCGTTGTTCTATACCAACTAGTTCCAGTATGAGCAGTTCTTATGGTGGTGGTAAGGGAACTCAACAAGTATACGATTTGAATAAGTTGATTGGTCGTGACGTTGAACATTTAAGTAGTTCTCGTATTGAAGTCAGACGTGTATTCCACTATAGAGCACCAGCAGTGGCTCGTATTTATGATCCGTTCAGCATGACAGGTATGAGCTACAGCAACGTGTTGGGAGAATTAGGATTCGGTGGCTATAGTCCTGCTACACAATTTTTGATGACGCCTATCTTTGAGGACTTGGAACGTATTCAAGCTATTGACTTCAACGACATGGTTCGTAAGAGCGCATTTGGGTTTGAAATTTATGGCAACAATTTGTTGAGAATTTTTCCAATTCCCAACTATGATTTCAAGATCTATATTGAGTACTACGTTGAGAGCGACAATGACATTACTAATTTTACTAGTGGTAGCAGATATCAATATATCAGCGATCCAAGCGATGTGCCATATGAATATTGCACATATTGTAAGATAAATCAACCCGGTAAGCAGTGGATTAAAAAATATTTTCTGGCGTTGTGTAAAGAAACTTTGGGTCGTATTCTTCAGAAATATACTCAGATACCAATTCCCGGCGATAGTGTTACCATGGATGGTGCTGAACTGCGTGCCGAGGCCAAGGACGAAATGTCCAATCTTCTTGAGAAATTACGAGAGATGTTGGACAAATCATTGCGTGTCAATCAGTTAGAAAATAAAGACAAAGAAACTGAGGCAATGCATAAAATGTTGTCAAGAGTTCCCCTTAAAATTTATATAGGCTAATTTATGGCAGCACCAACAACCAAACAGTACCCCAAGAATTTGTTCCCCGAGTATTGGACAAATGGTCGTAAAGACATTGGTATTTATAGCTCAAACTATTCACCGGGTCGATTCTTTTCACGGCGTGATATGAATCTTTTGGGATCAATCAATTCTGAATTATTTGGTGACATTGTTGAAAATGTTATTCAGTTGTTCAAAATTGCGTCGGCCGAGACCAAAGTTAACATTTATGGTGAGTCTAGCTCCGATACTGGCAAAACTTTTTATCCAGGTATTGATATGACTGCGTTGATTCAACGAGAGGATATAACTGGCGATGATAATGGTGGTTTTGGTCCAGACCGAAATCAAAGTGTGGTTTATAAATTTCGTGAGCGTGATTGTATCACAACAGGATTCTTTCCCGAGATTGGCGATGTTGTGTTGTATAATGAAAGATTCTATGAAGTTGATAATGTGATTCAAGAACAATTTTTGGGTGGCCACCCCGACAAGTCTTGGAGCTTTATTTGCAATACTCACTATAGCAGACTAAGCAAACTAAACGTAGTGGAAAGACAATCATAATTTATGTCATGGAAAGGTAATCCAACTTCTAAGCAGCAAGACGGATTGGGCATCAATCCTGCTCCAAATATCCGACAAGAAACTTCAAATTTGTCGGACATTCGCAGTTCTGAGGTTCAGTCACAAGATACGGGTCTTGTTATTTCTGGTCGTATACGACAACTTCCTTCGGACCATAGTACAACGATTCCTTTGGTTGGACCATACAACAAAGAATTTGCAGTTCGTAGAGACAATGATAAGACTGAGAATTTTTCTGTTAGTCTTCTCGATGTCGATACCACCATCATCAACCACATGTCAAGCCGCCTTGATTTGAACGTCATGGATAATGGTGATTTGATCAAGGTTCCAATTTTGTATGCAAGCCCCGAGCGTTGGAATTCTGTAAAACGTGATGGTTATTTGCGAGATAATCAAGGAAAAATACTGTTGCCCGCAATACTCATAAAAAGAACCACGGTAAGTAACAACAAAGACTTGATGACGTTGAATCGATATTTGTCGTATCAAGTTGTCACCCAATTTGATGAAAAAAATAAATATGACAAGTTTAACATATTAAATTTTGGTAATCCATTCAAAAATAAACCAACCAAGCAAATTTTCAATGTTACGTTACCAGACCATGTATTGATAACATACGAATGTATGTTGTGGACGGATTATGTGGATCAGAACAACAAGTTGTTGGAAAAAATCAATTTTGGCACACATGATTATTGGGGTGTAGGTGACTTTAGATTCAGAACCAGAATTGATGATTATACGAACACCGTTGAGTTGGGTGCTGGCGAAGATAGAAATGTAAAGACCACATTTAATTTGACGGTCAATGCATATCTTTTACCAAAGACTCTGGATGGTGTAAAATCTACAACCTTCAAAACATTTACTGTTAGAAAAATTATTGTGAGTGACAGACTCGTCGATAGTGACCAAATGGCTACTTTGCAAAAAAATCAAAATCCGTTGGGACCATATTCTTATTTGAAAGACGTGGGGGTTCTGTATCGGACCGGTGATGGATCGTCTGTTCCTGATCTTAAGTTGGATCCTGTTGTTGTTAAAATTCCTTTTCACCCAGCACCAAAAACCTCATCCGATTACGGCGAGAGTGGTTGGTTGGCATACGATGGTAATTACATATATGTTTATCACAATCATTCGGGATGGCTGCGTAAACCAATTCCAGTTTTTGACTACGATGCCGATGCAGGCCGTTATATCAGTGGATATGATTGCAACAACCAACCTATTTACACAAATAGTGTGCGACCGATCAACACGGCGTTTCGTGTGTTTCAAAGATTTCCTGACAAGTTTTATCATCAAGTTCCATACCAATCGTCGGATTATGGCCAAGATGGTTGGATCAGCTACGACGGAAACTATTTTTACATATATTCAGTTGGAGAATGGCACAGAATACCAATTAGTCTGATTAATGAGTCGTTTTAATTTTGTGTAAGTAAAACTAGTTTCTATTTATATTGGATCAACTATGATTTTTGCAGAAAACGATTTATTACTAAGTCGGCGCAGTTCAGGTTCATTTAGTGAGCAGGTCATACGACCACAAACTGCGTCGGTTTTTTCGTTTGATGAAAACCTGCGTCCATATGCAGTTCCATCAGCGTCTTTGAATGTGGGTTATGCTACCCACGCTCTGAGTGCGTCATATGCTCCTGGTAGTAGTGCCGTAAAGGATCTTGTTCTAGTTACTAACGGTACAGCAACCACGATCAATAAAGGTCAAGTGGTCCGTGTTATTGGTAGCACTGGTAGTCCAAATGTTGTAGTTGATTTGGCTGTATCCATGATTCATATCTTGGGTACCGATATTAGAAGTGATGTTTTGGGCGTTGCGGCAGAGTCTATAGGCAGTGGGTCTGTTGGTCATGTGATGTTGAGTGGGTATTTGGATGGTATCAATACCAACACTGGTTATAGTGACGGCGATGTTATCTATCTCAGCGCAACAATTTCTGGTTCATTCACAAACATACGCCCACACGCTCCAGTGGACGTTGTAAAAATTGGGTATGTTACCACAGTTAATAGTACAAATGGTGCAATTTTTGTCAATCTAAAACAACCAGTTACGCTGGATGAAATCAGCAACATCAGTAGTAGTGCATCTCCAAAAAATGGTGCATTCATGGTGTATGACTCTATTAATGGTGTTTGGGTAGACAAGAGTAGTGGATTAATATTGAGTGGTAGTTTGAGCGGTAGCAACGTTGATGCTGGCACTTTGATGGCTGGTACTGCTGTTGTTGAGGATCAACTCACAACGCTCAATGCTACTGTCAATAACGATTTGGATGTTCTTAACGACGTTATTGTTGGTAGAGATTTGCATGTTGAGCGGCAGATAATTGCTAGTGGTAGTGCCGCACCATTCAAAGTTATTAGCAAAGTTGATGGTACCGCCGTATTCTATATTACTGGAAGTCGTATCGGTGTCAACGACAAAATGGACCCTGCGTTCAATTTTGAAATTAATGGTAGCTTTGCTGCGACCACAAAGTCATTCGTTATTGATCACCAAGAGTTGCCCGGAAAACGTTTGGTTCACGCAACTTTAGAAGGTCCAGAACATGCTGTATTTGTGCGTGGTCGAAGCAATAATATGGTGATTGAATTCCCAGACTATTGGACGTGGTTGATTGATGAAAACACAGTTACTGTACATCTTACCGCAATTGGATCTCCCGATACCTATTATGTGGAAAAAGTTGAGGGTAACAAAGCTTATATTGCTGTAGATCGTAAGACCAGCTTTTTCAAAAAGATGTTTACACAACCAAAAGTAGATTTCTACTATATGGTTAACGCCGAGCGTAAGGACGTAGATAAGCTACAAACTATAATTTAATAAAAAAAGAGCCAGTGCAAATCTGGCTGTATTTATATCATATGAGCGACAACGTTATAAAATTCACAGAACTGGAAATGCAAGACATTGCAAAGCTTCAAGCAAACTATCAACAAAAGATTTTTGAGCTTGGACAACTAGAACTTGCAAAGGTGGAACTTGAGCAGCAACAATCTGATTTGACAGACAGCCGCAACAAGCTGTTTGAGGAGTGGAAGCGAATTCAAGCACAAGAAAATTCATTGCTCAAGCAGCTTAGTGATAAGTATGGTGATGGCACTCTCAGTCTGAAAGATGGAACTTTTAAGCCTATTGCGAAATAATTCACATATTTATATTATGTGAAAGTTAGGCTACAACAATACAACGAGTCAGTTTATTACGAATCTCTGTTTGTCGATCCTGGGTTGGATGGCATCAGAGATTTTTTTGCTTGGTTTGCCAAAAATTATCAGACTGGCAAAATAAAATTAGATATAAGTGTGGGTCTAAGCATAAAATATCTTGACATACCGGCTAAACAAAGTATAAGCTACGCCAGTGCTTGGTTGTAGTGCTTGGTTAAGCTTAGTAGCTTAGTAGCTCAGTGAGTAGTTCAATTACTAACCTGATATGAGTCAAAGAAAACCAAGAAGAAAGAGCAGGAAGAAGCAAACCAAGCAGGAACAGGCCCTGGTTATAGAAACCCATCTTAAGCAGCTTATACCTATATTTTTCAGAAGTCTTACAGATGCCAGTGGATACTGCTACAATCCAGCAGGTAAAACTCCAAAGATACTGATAGAAAAGAATCTACTACCCCGTAGAATGTTGAATGTGGTAATTGAAGAAGTGACGCACGCTTTCTTTTATGATCTACCAGAATACAAGGTAAGAAAATTCAGTGCTCAATTAGGCCGAGTTATCTACAGTCTATTTCTCAAGAAGTGAATATTTATTAGAAATGATACAAAGCAAGTATAAAATTTACCTAGACATGGATGGTGTAATTGTGGACTGGGTAAAACAATTTGAAAACTATAGCGGTGGCATGTCACCAGAAGCATATGTATCGTCGCATGGTGGTGAGAATCGTTATGAACTGGTACATCAAAACAGCCCAGCATTTTATGCTACGGCACCATGGATGCGTGATGGCAGAGTGTTGTACCACTTTGTGTCACAATTCCCCACAGAAATTTTGAGTCACTCAACCGATCTGGAAAGTACCGATGGTAAGAAACAATGGTTAGAATCAAATGGTATCAAGCTAAAAACTAATCTGGTTCCCAACAGAGACGACAAAACTAAATTTGCTGGACCAGATGCTATCATGATCGACGACCGGCCGGACGTAATTGATAATTTCACAAAAGCGGGTGGTCAAGGAATTTTGCATATCAACGCAACAGATACTATCAATAAACTCAAAGAAATTTTGGGCGTCAAAGAACAGCACAGAATCTACAACAGTATTTTGAATCCCGAAATTTTTGAGGGTGAGATTCTGAAACCAGAAGTACATGATATGTTGCTAAAGGTAGCAACTGAGTTCTACAAGAACACAGAATTGACAGCACCAATTGAAGACATATACTTTCTGGGTAGCAGTGCTGGATACAACTGGACTCCAACAAGTGACATGGATTTGCATGTTTTGATCGATTTCAAGTTGGTTGATCCAAATAAAGAGTTGGTAAAAAAGTTGGTGGATGGATATAAAAATAAATGGAATGAAGACCATGATATTCATTATAATGAACATCCGGTTGAAGTGTATATTCAAGATGTTGATGACGTAAATCGTAGTCAAGCGGTGTATAGTGTGCTCAACAACCACTGGGTCAAGAAACCACAACATGAAAATATTCAGATTGATAAACCAGCAATTAAAACCAAATACAAACAACTTGTTCAACAAATTGACAACACAATTACCAGTAAAAATTTGAATGATCTCAAAGATACAGTTAAACGCTTATACAACATGCGTGAGGCTGGTTTGAGCACAGGTGGTGAATACAGTACCGAGAATATTGTGTTCAAATTATTGAGATCCAGTGGATATATCAGTAAATTAAGAGCCAACATAAATTATTTAACTGATACCGATCTTAATAAAGTATAAAAAAAGTAACAAAAGACAATTGACACTCATATTTATATCTAGGACATAAAGGAAAAATACTATGGCAGAACTACTAAATCCATCAGAAATCTTCTACACGGCTTTTGAGCCAAAGGTACAAAACCGTTTCATTTTATATTGTGACGGTATTCCATCATTCATCATCAAGAAAGCATCTCGCCCAAAGCTGACTCAAGCAGCCAAGGAACTTGATCATATCAACATCAGAACCTTTTACAAGGGTAAGAGTATCTGGGGCACAATTTCACTGGAACTATACGATCCAATCGTTCCATCCGGAGCACAAGCAGTTATGGAGTGGGTACGTCTTCACCACGAATCTGTAACGGGTCGTGACGGTTACCAAGACTTCTACAAAAAGGATTTGACCATCAATGTATTGGGTCCAGTAGGCGATAAGGTTGAGGAATGGACTCTCAAGGGTTCCTTCATCACCGAAGCAACATTCAATGATTTGGACTGGAGCAACGACGGTGAAGCCATGAAAATTAATCTGACCGTTCAGCCGGATTATTGCATCCTTCAATATTAAGTATTCACCCACATATGTCCTCAAACCTCTGCATAATACGCAGAGGTTTTTTATTTACACCCGCACTTGTCAAAAATTTGCGAAAGTGGTGATACATCACAAATTAAAACTATTTATATGGTATGAATAATAAAGTAACAGTTCTTTTGCCGGGCGGATTCAAACCACCTCATGCTGGTCATTTGGGCCTAGCCAACAAATTTGCTAGTCGAGCCGATGTCGAACAGGTGATTGTAATGGTTGGTCCGAGCGAACGAGATGGCGTCAACCGACAACAAAGCATTGCCATCTGGAATCTGTTGCCAACAAACCCCAAAGTAAAAATCGTGCCTGTCAACGATGACAGTCCAATGAATGCAGCATTTGGGTATGTGTTTAATTTACCCAAGGACAGCACCGAGACTGTGGCGTTGGGAGCCAGTGCTAAAAGTGCTGAAGATGCCAAGCGAAGCAAGATATTTTCAGCTGCTGTGCAACGCTACAAAACCAAACCAACCAAAGATGGTGTTACTGCACCCACTGGTGTTAATGTAATTGAAATGACGGATGATGCTCCCAGCAACTATGTGGGAAGAATTGATGGTAAAAATGGTCAAAGTATCAGTGCTAGTACGTTGCGTCAAGACCTGGGTAATGGTGATTTTAAGAATTTTCAAACAAACTATCCCGGTATCAAAACTGGTGTGGTCAAGAGTATCTACGGAATTTTAACAAAAAAGAAACCATCTATGGACGAATCAAAAAAATCAAAATACAAAGAAATTGTTAAACAAATGATCCAAGAAGATCAAAGTGAGTTTATAAATGCACTGGTAGGCCCAGACAAAGACTTTCAGACTGCTCTTGATAAAATCAACAAACGTGCCACGCTCTTGACAAAAACAGCACAAGATGCGGCAAGCAAGACAATTCCGAAATAAAACAATCCAAAAGTTGGTGGGTGAGTCTATATATGTTATATTATGAGTGACGAAATTGTTCTACAACGCACAGCGGCAGTACCAAAGGCATCAACGTTTCCTACTGAGATAATCGATCTTCCAAGTAAAGGTCATTTTTATCCGGCCGGAAGCCCTCTTAGCAGTGGCAGAATCGAACTTAAGTTGATGACAGCCAAAGAGGAAGATATTCTTATTAGTCCAAATCTTCTCAAGAAGGGATTGGCTATCGACAAGTTGTTGGAATCACTGATTATTGATAAAAATATTAAAATTGGTGATTTGTTGCTGGGCGACAAGAACGCATTGATTTTTGCTGTGCGTCGTTTGGCGTATGGTGACGCATATGGACCAGTAGAAATTCAGTGCCCCAAGTGTACTGCCAAGTCCAAGGAAACTATTGATTTATCACAACTTAAAGAAAAGGAGTTTGATGAAACTCAGTATGAACCCGGCACCAATGTATTTGAATTTGTTTTGCCCACAAATAAGGCAACTGTGCAGTTCAAGTTGCTCACTGACGCCGACGAAAAGATTATTGAAAAGGATAATGCTGCATTGGGCAAACTCAACAAAGTATCATCCAGTGAAATCACAACTCGTCTAAAGCGACAGATTTTGAGTGTCAATGGTGAAACGGATCCTGTAAAAGTCAAAGGTTTTGTTGACAATATGCCAAGTCGTGACAGTCTTGCTCTGCGTCAGCATATTCGCAGCATCACACCAGACATTGATGCCAACTTTAATTTTACCTGTGCCGACTGTGGTCAAGAAGAAAAGGTAGGTGTACCAATGACGGTACAGTTCTTTTGGCCTGACGCTGGAGTATAAACTACATATTCAGCAAGTTATATTTGACCTTTGCTATCATGGCAACGGCGGATTTTTTCCATCCGAAGTATACAGTTTACCTGTGTACCTTCGGAATTTTTATTACAAAAAATTGATAGAAGCCAAGGAAAATGAGGCAGCGTCACAAAAACAGTCTTCAAGTCAACCAAAGTCGGGTAAAATAGATAGACCTAGTTTCAGATAACTAGATATTTATTAGTATAATAAGGACTATATGGCCGACTCGTATAAAAAAGAACTTGATGATCTTACTGCATCAGCGCAGCGAGAATTTAATAATATTCAAAAATCTGCGGCAAAATCTTTGGAGGAGTTGAGAAAAAAGACACAATCATATGCGTCATCGTGGAGTGAAGTTGGTAAAAAAATTACAGATTCACTTAGTCCTATTGCCAGTATCAATCGCAAAATCTCTGAGTTAGAAATTGAAAAAAGCAAGAGTGAACAGACATCGGAGCTACACCAGCGCACAATTGAAAATCTTAAGCAGAAGGAATTGGCAATTACAGCTACCGATGCAAGACAGGTTGAATTACAGGCACTTTCTCAATCTGGATTGACGAAATCCCAAGAGCGGGAACTCAACCTTCTTGAAAAAAATAGTCAACAGCGGCAAACCGGCCTCACGGCGATCCGGGACGCCGCCAAGGCAGAAGGAGAAAAGTTGGCGAAGGTCGCCGCACAAACTGCGCTCCTCAAAGCGCAAATTGACACCCAACAAAAAAATGCGGCGATTTTGTCGTTCATAAAAGACACATTTAGTAAGATTTATCAGATGGCCGGTGATTATGATAAATTTTTGAGTGATCAAGCAAAAATTCTTGGTGTCAGCAAAGACACAATCGATGCTCAATATCAATCGATTCAAAAAAACAACACGGCAACCGACTACAATTTGGCATCCAATCGTCAAATTGTTGAGGCACAAACCAAGTTGGTACAAAGCTATGCAATTACTGGCCAGGCAGCAGAGTCGATTGCAACAAGCATTGCGCAAACAGCCAAGTCAACTGGTTTAACTGTTGATGAAGCAAGCAAACTTAACGAAACACTTGCTGAAATTGGTGGTACATCGTTGGACGCTCAGAAAAACATGGCGGGTTTTGCTATTCAAGCTGCTAAAGCTTATGGTGTTCCGCTCAATGTGTTGTTGAAAGACGTAATGAATTCTAGCAGTTCTGTGCGATTGATTTTTAAGGGTAACACCGAAGAGTTGATCAAACAAGCTGCTGAAGCAAGAAAGATCGGAACTAGTTTGGATGCTGCTGCAAAATCAGCCGAGGCATTGTTGGATTTTGAAAGTTCTATTGGTGCCGAGCTAAAAGCAAGCGCATTGCTTGGTCAAAGTTTGAACTTCAACGAATCTCGTAGATTGGCATTTGCTGGAGATTTGATTGGTGCGGAAAAAGCATTGCAACTTGAAATTGAAAAGGTTGGTGATCTTGATAAATTAAATTATAATCAACGCAAGGCACTGTCTCAAGCAACTGGTAAACCAATTGAAGAACTACAAAAGATTGAGACACAAAAGAAAAATCAATTGGAGATTGAAAAGCGATTTCCGCAAGAAGCCGCCAAGTTGCGAAAATTGCAAGAAGAGCTAAACACGATGCAAAAGAAAAGCAAAGAAGATCGTGACGCTGAGTACAAGAAAATGTTGGATCAACAAAAAGTTGAAGCAGAAAGCGCACTTCTGAATCAGGCCAAGGTAAAGGCAATGGATCGTATCGGTCAAGTTCTAAAACCAATTTATGAAAAGATCAACCAGATCCAAGCTGCATTTTACGAATTCGTCGCAGGCCTGGACAAAGGTTGGATCATAGGGGGTCTCATATTAACCACATTCGTTGGGATTGGTATTGCAGTTGGCGGCGCAGCCCTCCAGATTTATCTGTTGGGTAAATTTGGTGGTAAAGCAGCAGAACTTTTGGGAGGAGGTGTAGGCAAGGGCTTGATGCGTCTGTCTGCCGGAGTTCGTACTCTTGGTAAATCTCTTCAAACATTTCCAGTTGGAAAGCTTATTGGTATAGCAGCAGCACTTGCTATAGTATCTTTGGCAGCTATTGGATTTGCAACCGCATTTCAAATGATGCGAGAAGTAACCTTTGGTGATGCCGCATTGCTTGTTGGCTCGTTGACCGCCATAAGTCTTGTATTATTTGTTATGGCCAACGCGGTAACCGCTGCGGCACCTGGGTTTGGAATATTGATAGGTGTTATGCTAGGAGTGGCTCTCGCTGCTGTGGGAGTTGGATATGCCATATCGCTGACAACTCCTGCAATCACCGCCGTAGGTGCAGCACTAACAGCTTCGGTACCAGTATTTGCAACGATGCTTAGTATTTTTATGGCACTACCTGTGGTGGTGCTGAGTGTGGCAGCAGCATTGATTGGACTAGCATTGGCGAGTCCAGGATTGCTTGGTGCTGCGATCGGTATTGGTGCTGTAGGTGCTGCTATGGTTGCGTTGGGCGTCACACTAGCATTGTTTCCAACCAGTGAGCTAACACGCATTACAACTCAATTGGTGGCCCTTAGTGAAGCAGCAGCTGGTATTGGTGTTGCCGCAGCATCGTTGAAGCAATTGTCTGGAATTGAGCTACCAAAAATTGATATTGGTGGATTAGCAGCAGTTAGTCTGCTGGGTGGCGGCGGCAAAAAAGAAGAAAACAGTGAAATTAAAGCTGGTTTGGAAGCTCTTGGTGCAAAATTTGATGCGTTGACCAACATGATGGCCAGCGGCGGCATTGTGGTCAATTTAGATGGTACCAAAGTCAACAACGCTTTGGCACGAAGTGCATCAACAAGAGGTGCATACGGCCAAGCAACAATCGCTTGATAACCCTATTTATATACAATGGCAAATAGCAATACATTCGTTGACGGGTTCACATCAGGCGGTGAACAAGTTACCACACTATCGCAAGTGCAAGGTGCTGGTCTTACTATACCATCTGGTGATTTTATCAATGTTCGTGCTCCTGGCAAACTAGAAATGCTTTTCAATAGCAACGGCAATGCAGCCAAGCTATATAGCATCAATAAACCAGATGATGTGGGTTTGGCAGATGCGTTGAAGCGTCGCTATGACTACAAAAATCCAAATCAAGGTCAAGCCAGTCGAGTTACGAGTATGGTTGGGTTTGCTGCACAAGACGCCAATTTGGTCAGAAAGTTTTTGGGATCTGGACCGGGTACTCGTTTTATAACCAAACAATTGGTGCTACAAGGATTTCAAGCATTTGATGAAACCAAAGTTTATAATCCAGCATCACCATTGATTGCTGCTATTAAACCCGCTTCATTTGGTGTATTGGATAGACCAACACGACACGTAGACACCAGCAACATTATTGGTGGTATTATCAACGGAGTTGGTCTGGGTAGTGTAGTATCCACCATCGGAGCATTGGCTGGTGGCGCACCAGCACAACCACCACCACCACGCTCATCTGTTGCAAGCACAGCAAGCAATGGTTTGGGTCTCAGCACACTCACCAGTTTTATAGGTGGTGGTGATCGAACCAGCGAGGTTGTGACACCAATTGCCCGTGGTGATGTAAAAGACTTGTTGCGTGGACAAACGGCAACCAATGCGTACAACGCACCACGTTATGCTCGACTTGTAAATAATTCAGGCGGCGGATTTTTCAGCAGATTGGTTGGTTCTGTGGGATCATTTTTTCAAAACAATACGGTTGTTGGAGGTATTCTACCACCAAAGCAACCTTGGGCATCAAAGTATCGTGCCGATGAAGAAACATACGATCTGATGTTGAATGCTGGTAAATTGTTTGATCCAAATGCAACGGGTATTGGTGGTGGTGGAATCATGAGCGGGTTGTTGAATTCAATTGGATTTGGAAAAAAGGCCAATTATTCACAAAAAGTAAACCAGCGTTTTTATGCAACCAGCAAAAATGTACCAGACTATAACCGATTGGTTATTGTTGGTAATTCATACCAATCAAGTGCGAAATCTGTAACAACAAATGCAACAGATAAAGTGGGTATGTACGCAGGAGCAGTACCATTCACAGCCAACAATATCACCACGGATTCGATTAGCAGCAACGTTAAAAAGAACTCATTACGATATGGTGATGTTGTGGTATCCAATCTTAATGAAGAACGTAGCGATCAGCTTCTAAACTACAAAACGCTAACCAAAAATCTAAAAGATTTCAAAGATCAATTTGCGACAGGAGTGGATGAACGGGTGCGAAAGATAGAACTTGATCTAAATAATGTTATCACAGCTATTGGCGGAGCAATCCCAGAAAAATACCAGATTCTTGATGAGAATACCAAGTACATAAAACCACTACAATTTGCCAGGTTCAATACTGTTAATGTTGGTGCTGCTCAAGTTGCGGAGATTGGTGACAATAAAGATCAAAATTATGTTGCTAAATTTCGCCAACCCGGCAATAAAATGCCGACTCGTTTGGGTAAGGACGCCAAAGCCGATAGATTTATTCGTCCAACCAACAATGTGGATTATGTAAATTCACTGGAAGTATTGTTGCCAGATCAATTTGATGCACTGTATACACAGCAGGCCAATGGTTATGGCCCTGATATCATCAAATTTTACTTTTATGATATTGTCAACAAAAAGTATATACCGTTCAATGCCACAATAAAAAGTTTGAGTGACAACAACGCTGCGGAGTGGGAAACTGTTGAGTATTTGGGCCGCCCAGATAAATTAAAATACTACAAAGGGTTCACTCGTAGTGTCAGCTTTAATTTTACAGTCAATGCACACAGTATCAAGGAACTGATGCCAATGTGGAATCGAATCAACTATTTGACTGGTTTAACTCGACCAGCAAATTATACAAATCAAGCAGCAGGTGGATTCATGGTCTCACCAATGGTACAACTAACACTGGGCGATTTTTACAAAAATCATAACGTTACAATCAACAGTTGCAACGTAACAATTCCAGAAGATGCAAGTTGGGAAACCATACCCGAGGAGAAAAATACCACGGATGGTTGGTATTATGGACCCAACGGTGCAATCAAGTGGGATTATGATACTACAATGTTGCATAGTATAGACACAAATGGTGTGATTGAAAATCGTGGTAATTCAAAAGGAAGGGTAGCACAATTTCCAAGAACAGCAGAAATTCAGATTGAAATGAGTGTGTTGGAAAAAGATCGTCCAAAAACGGGTCGTGGCATCTGGGGTGATGCTCCAGTTCCAGTCGTGGATGGCGTTGACGTTATTGGGACTGTTGATAACAACGGAGCGGTCACATATAATCTCAAAAATAATTTTTCTACGTATATACGATATGACAATGATATAGCATCATTTGCACAATATAGTAAGGGGCAACAACCATGAGATATCAATATACGCCGATCAATAATAGATACGATGGTAGCAAGGTCTATAGAACCACATATTATCCTGTGATTCCTAATGATCCATCCGACACATATATTATTGCCAGCGAGCAACAATATCTTGACAGTTTGGCAAAAAAGTATTATGGTGATGAACAGTATTGGTGGGTTATCGCAAATGCAAACAATTTTGGCAATGGACGATTGTCTATACCAGTTGGCAAGCAATTGCGTATTCCAGGTAATTTACCAGTAATCATGCAACTTTTGAGAACGTTAAATGCGTAAGTTATGGCAACACCAAAAACAGATTTAAGTAACACCCCAAGCTGGGCAACACCTCGCACAGGCGAGATTCGTGAAGAAATTCGTTGGTGGGAAGCCCAAAATATTCCGTGGCAAATTGTGCGAGAATTGCGTCGCAGAAGCAGCAATGTAAATCATGGTCAGTATGCAACTGTGAATGTTGTGACTGATTTCAAAAATCAACATGAAAAATACAGAGGACCACTTACTCCTTGGGTACGAGCATTTTCAAATGGAACCGGCAACGTCGTAAATCAAACAATACCAACCAGCACATATTTGTACAAGAATGGACAACTACCTGCGTATAGGGGATTTTTGTTGCAAGGTGGTGACGGATTTGATAATGCTTATGGTTACAAGCGTCAAGGAAATGTGTTGGTGGAAGACAAAGCAATCATTGGATATCAATCCGATGGTGCTCCACATTACATAGACCCCAAGTATAGAACTGCATATTCGTATAATAATCAAGACAACAATCCCCAATTTCCTCAAAATTCAGCGGTACCTTCAGTTTTGCCGCCGCCTGGTATTACGTCTGTACAAGTCAGAACCAACAAGGATATGATGAGCACAGCAACCATTCAGTGGAAATGTTATGGTCTGGCCCAACTGGAATACATGATGCCATTTTGGCTGAGTCCCAAAATCAATGTATTTTTGGAGTTTGGTTGGAATTTATACAACAATGCGTCGTTGTTGGAGTTGAATAATGAGAATAAATGTTACGAGTTGATACTGCGACCAGAACTGGCATTGGAGCAGTATTACAACAGTTTTGGTAATTATGGATTAATAACGGGCATCATTAGTAAATATAATTTCAGTACAGATGACGGGTTTGTATACACATGTAATACCGATATTATCAGTCGTCAGGCCATGTATTCTGGTTTTCGTGTGGATAATCCAACGGTCACTGACAACCAAGATGGTACCACCACAGAATATGTAGATTTCAAAGAATGTTTAACCACATATTTACCATTTATCAAGCAAGTTGTTGAAAATCGTGCCAACTACATGGATTACATCATCAAAAATGCTGATAAACTACTCGCAACAAATAAAAAGGGTGCCAAGGATAAACAAAAGAGTGCTCAATTAGCAACAATGTTGCGTGTGCAACCAGATAATAAAGATCCGCTCAACATATTTTACAATGGTAAACCCGAGAATCGAATTTTTATGGGTAGGTATGAGAGTGTGTATGGAAACCGTAAGTTACCAATAGCAGGCCAAACTGCTGGTCAAATGGATGCCGCCCGAGCGAGCCAAAATTTTGCCGGTGGTCTGGGTGGTGCGTATATACAACCACAGACATATACACAAACTCCTAGCATCAGTGGTGTTATCAAATATGGCTCCACCACGTCGGCCAAGTGGGCTGGCCGTGAAATTATTTCATTTGCCGACAAGGATACTGACTTTGATTTTGTGGAAGATGGCAACGACGAGGTTTGGTTCCAGATGGATTTTGTATTTGAATTACTCAATTTATTTTGTTCCGAGAAGACAACCAAGAACAACAAAATTGATATTTCGGATTTTATTGTTAGTGCGCACCCAAATTTAATTTCGTGTGATCGAGATGTGTTGATCCCAAATTCTATTGCTCCCAAAATCAATATGGGGCGACAGCCTCGGACTGCAACCGAGACTCGCCCAGGCCAAGACGGTTATTTAGATAGCGTGGATGCAACATCCAACCCGTTCTTGACACAATACTATGCTAGTGACTATACGCTTGCCATCGCCGCCGGAGAGACAGCGGAAAAATCCACAACAAACAGTGCAGTAAATAATGTTGATTCTGGTATTTGGCGAGCAGCAAGAAAGGCAAGAACCACATTCAAGACTCTCGGCTCACCCCGTGATGATTTAGATAGTTTGATCAACAAGCTGTACTATCAAATTAGTGGTCCAGACGTAGGTACAGCAGCATTTCCTTTCAAGGAAAAGAAAGTAATAGGTACCCGAACCTATCAAGCATATTACCACGGATATTTCAAACATATATACATCAGCAAAAGCAAACTAATTGAGATTGGTAAAGATGGATCAATTAAAACCTTGCAGCAGATGGTCAACAAGATTCTGAATGTAATCAACGAATCGGTAGACAATTTTTGGAAGTTTGAAGTAGTGGAAAATCCACAAGGTGGTATGGCGATCATTGATAAAAATTTAATTATGCCACAAGGTACCAATCTTTATCAATTTGATATTGGTTCAACCAGTGGTGTGATCAAAAAGTTTAGTTTTGATGTAAACATGACCAACGAACAAGTCAATCAAGTATTGTATGGTAGTGGTCAAAATGCTGCTAATATTGCAAATGAAGTCACCAAGGTCGCCGGTGATCCGGCGACCACACTTGATCAAAAACGAATCAAGATTACTCAAATAGGTTGCGGAATTCCGGCGATTGCATTCACAGACAGATTTGAATCTCGTCAGTTGCGGGACACGATTGCTAAAAAATTGGAACAACTTGACAAGGAGGAAAAGCTCGCACAAAACAAACCAAATGCTACTACATCGCCCCCACAAGATAACGATAGGGTACCCCACGGTCCAATCGTTGATAAAAATGAAGCGATTCGTCAATTACAAACGCATGGTAAACAAAGTGATGATGTGTTGGTTATGCGTATTCGGGCAAAAACCGCCAACGAAGATATTTATGCACCGATTGAAGAAAGTAGTTATAAAACACAAATACTAGGAATTTCTAATCCGTTTTCTGGAACAGTTAAAACGTCATCCGCACTATTTGGTTGGGTATATTTGAATTTACCCGGCAGCATGAAAGGTAAACTACGTGAAATGTTGGATGATGGTGATACCAAAAACAACACGGCCCGTTATGCTGGACCAGCGGATAACTTTACACTATCATTGACACTTGATGGTATTATGGGTTTTCGTATGTTCCAACACTTTTCGGTTTCCAATTTACCAAAACCATATGTGCCGGGTAATGTAATATTTATGGTCACCGAAGTTGAGCATCAACTCAATGCTGGTAAGTGGGAAACTGTGGTAACCGCACTGTTGAAACCAGCCAATGATAGGTTGTTCAATTATATACCTATATGATATTAGATACCGATTTAACTTTGAAAAATCGTCTGGGGTTGGACAATTTTAACTTTATGATACCTGCTACGTATTTTCCTACACCAAATAAGAACAATTACGATGATGGTTCATTTGTTCGGTATTTTATCAACAAACGCAACCAAAATCAAATCATTGAAACAAATGCCAGAGACTACTCTGCTACAAATGATTGGTTTTTTATCAAGGGCGAATTAACTTGGCAACTTACGGGTGTGCGCAATAACCAGTACAATGGTAAGATGTTGGTGGAGCCTGGTGTTGAAGAATACAACATTATTCAGATCAACAATCTCAAAAAAACAATGCCTGGCATTGAGAATATATTAACCAACCCAGTACAGTTTTGGCAAGGTTATTAACAAAGTTGACTTTCGCAGAAATTCTGATACACTCAGAATGTGCAGGAACAGTCTAAAATTTACATCAAGTTGATTTTGCGAGATGGATATGTGCATCCATCGCAAGACACTCCTATTGCTGCGTTTCTCTACAACTACAATACACAGACCAGAGAATACTATAATTTCGCACATCCCGATGTAATCAGCAATAGTACATTCAAACAGTTCAAACAACTGATTGTGAATAAAAAGGTGTATGTTCGCAACAAAAAACGCAATCGATATCATCTTAATGATATTGATCTTTACGATGTGAACCTGTTTCCATTTCTAAAAAGTGGAGATATTATTGAAACGTCGGATCATCTTTTCACATCACATTTGCGCATGACGCATCACAAGATCAAAGATACAAACATTATTGTGCCGTATGCAATTCACCAAAATGAATTTGACGATGAAATTTTTGTGGTAAAAGATTTTGATTCTGAGAAGACTGATAGTTACTGTTACAAATTTTTCAACAACATTGTTAGTGATACATTGTTTGAGGTAGAAAAGAATGGACTTCAAATTGATACCAAGATATTCACAACACACTTTGATGCCAAGGTTCGCAACAACATGGTGTACAGTGAGTACAACATTTACAATCCAACTGGTCGGCCCAGCAACCGATTCGACAATGTAAACTATGTGGCTCTCAACAAAGAAGATGGATGTCGAGCTAGTTTTGTATCACGATATACCAATGGAAAATTGTTGTTGGTAGACTTCACTGGGTTTCATCCATATATTGTTGCCAATTTGACTGGCTACAAAGTGCCTGACAACGAAACTGTGTATGAGCACTTGGCAAAACAATACTATGGTGTTGATGTGGTCAGCAAGGAACTATTGGGTAAATCCAAGAAACTCACAATGGTCAATCTGTATGGTCAAATATCCAAACAATACATACAAATACCTTATTTTACACAGACCGAAGAATTGAAGGAAAAATACTGGACAACGTTTATAGAAAAGGGATATGTAAAAACTCCGATTTATAAGCGCAAGATCACCGCAAACCATATCTCGGATCCCAATAAAAATAAGCTATTTGCATACATAATTCAGGCCACCGAAACTGAATATGGTCTCAATAGTTTGAGTAATTGCCTCAAGTATGTATTTGGTAAACCAATCACTCCGATTTTCTATATCTACGATAGTGTGGTGTTTGACATAGCCGATACCGTGAACCAAGCCGAAATCGACGAGTTGGTGAATATTATCAAGAATAGACGATTCAAGGTCAAGGTATATATGGGAAATAATTACAATGATTTGGCATTAGTCTGAAGTCAAACATATTTATAATTGATGAAATTCGAATCAATTATAAACGACGTTTGTTGTGACGATAGAATCAAGGATGGTACTCTGCGCCTTGAAAACCCAGAACACGTATTTGTTTTGCAAGAATACTTGGAAAAAGCTGGTTACAACATCAATGAAATTGTAGCCAAGACTGCCAAGTTATTTATTGAAGGTAGATTCCCAGACCGTCAAGCTTATAATAAAGATGGTATTCTGGTAACATTTCCAAGCAAAGAATATCGTACCCGAGCCGTAGATAAAGGAACTCACTTTGCAGAAAATCCCAAGAAGAATGCTGGTACTTTATATTCACCATCTGATACTGGAGATTTATCAACATCTGATGTTTCGACAGATTCAACCAATACTGATGCCACACCCAAGAAAAAATCTGACACAGTATCTCTTGACCAAGAGTTGAATAAAAAGGTGGCTGGCGATGTTGATGTTGATAATCGTAGCACCAAGGATAAAGTGCAAGATGCTGAGGCTGTACAAAGTATTTTAACTACCGCTGCTCCACTGGTAAATTACAGTGTGGATGAAGCAAAAAAATTTGGATTCTACAACAAAGGATTTGATTGGTATGATTGCGATGGAAATCTACTAGGTGAGCAAATCTATGATGACTTATCGGGTCAAGTGATGATTCAGGCTGAACGCACTACAACCAACGAAACAAAACCCGCTCCGGCCGGCAAATTCAAATCAATAGACCTTGAAAACTTCTTAGCATACGAAATTAATAGCTATGCCAAAACAAAGAAGTTTGTTACCCAGAACGCAACTGCACAAATTTTAGCCAAAAGCTTGGTTGATAAGTATAAAATAAAAGATTGCATAAACCTTGGAAAAACAGGCTGCAAAATTACAAATCCTTTGTTTGCTCAAATCAAAGAAACATCAAAAACAGATCTTGTTCTGATTGGTAATACAAAAATGCGTGCAAGTTTGAAAGAAAACGGCGCACAAGGTTGCAGCGCACAAAACCGTGAGGTCAACGCCATCATTACCACGGTTTTGCAAGAAACCGGAGAAAGCCAGCAAACGATGGAAAGCGTGAGTTCGTTTATCATGGATGGTATCAAACAAAAGTTCTATGTACCTTTGCAAGACGAAGTTAAAAGTAAGCTACAAAAAAGTCTTACAAAGGTTATAAATGGTAAAAGCATCGATTCAATCAAAAAAGATATTGCGTCTGTGGAGTCAATCATCAAGACCAATAAAGATTATGTCATCAACGGAGAAATCCCACTGGACATGACAATGGTGTTGGCCAAGATCAATGAAGTGTTTAACCAACCAGAAAAGCGTTATATGTTTATCGAAGAAATGCTCACTGGCAAGAGAAGGTTTAGATCTGGTGCCAAGTTGGGTGGAGGTGCGGGTGATGTACAGTGTGTTGCGGACCATATGATGACTTGGAATCGTGAAGGTAACTATCATCTATACACGGTTCAAGACTTCATCGACAACAATCAAAACAACATCACGTTTAGATTTTCAAATCGTGGCGGCGACCGAGGCATGGCTGTTCGTAGCGATTTTGCGAACATGTTCAACGAATCTATTCTGGACGAAGGCTTGTTTGACATGCTCAAACAAGCTGGAGCATCAATCACAAAGTTCTTTTCGGATATTACCACACAAATTTCTTCTTTGTATGGTGAAGCAAAAGCCTATTTCACAAAAGTTTATGAATCGATCAAATCTGGACTTGAAAGCATCTATGAAGCCATTCTGAAGTTTGGTCGATTCTTGAAAGAAATTATCAAGGCCGGCTGGGCAACATTTGCAGACTGGGTGGGTATCGAAAGTGAGGCAACTGGCACTTGGAACAATCTAATGCCAACATCATCGTCATCGGTTTCTGAGCCAGATGTAATTTCACAAGTATGATTCCTCAAAAACAACTTCTTTGCACATTTTCGACCAGTGATAAATACCTTGATGTTGTCAAAGCAATCGCCGGGGTGTATGAACTGCCCGACAAGAAAATGTTTTTGTTTGTCAATGAAAAAAATATACGAGAAATTTATTTGACGTTCAACGTGGTCAAAAATCCAGATAGCAAAGTCAAATACCCCAACACCATCAGTGTTCACAGAAAAAAGCAAACCAATACGTTGTACACTCTCAACGCCATGAATAGGTTGATTGAGGATGAGAACAATGGTGTGTTTGATAAGAGTTACCAATTAAATTGGGATTTATATAAAAACAGTATTATACTGACTTCAGATCCTGGTGTGAAAATAGTATCGTTGCGACTGTTTTCTATACTGCCCATTTGATACTTATTTATAGCTTGACCGCACAGCTACTTAGGTGTAGAGTGTATCAAGTTAGTTACACTTCCGAGCTTGAGTGAGCTTGGACACTTAACTAATTAACCAGTAAACTAATTAACTAATTATGGCATTAAATATTGCACAATTGAAGAGTCGCTTGAACTCACTTTCAAGCCAAAATACCAACAAGAAGTCTGATCTTATTTGGAAACCAAAGCCAGGTAAGCAAGTTGTACGTATCGTTCCCTACAAATACAATCCCGAAAATCCATTCATCGAACTCAAGTTCCATTATAACATCAATGGCAAGACTTATTTGAGTCCCGATAGTTTTGGTCGTCCAGATCCTATTGTTGAATTTGCAAACCGTTTGAAGAAGACGGGATCGAAGGAAGATTGGTTGATGGGTCGTAAGATGGAACCCAAGATGCGCACATTTGCTCCCATCATCGTTCGTGGTGAAGAGAGCGAAGGTGTGAAGTTCTGGGGATTCGGAAAGCAAGTTTACCAAGAAATTGGTGCGCTGATCCTCGACGGTGAATTTGGTGATATTACTGACGTGGCAAACGGCCGGGACATCACAGTTGAATTCAAGACGGCAGAAGAGTCTGGTAAGAGTTTCCCAATCACTACTATTCGTCCCCGTGGTACATCAACCACAGCAGTTGATCCGTCAAAGGCTGAGTTGGTGGAAAGCCTCAAGAATCAGACCAACATCTTGGACTTGTTCCCAGAGTTGAGCTATGATGAACTCAAGGATGTTATGGACAAGTGGCTGAACCCTGAGACCGGTGAAACCGAAGCTGTGCCTGTGGTTGTAGCCGATGATGATGTTGATGTTGATGTTGCACCAGTGGCAACGGTCAAGCCAACAGTCAAGCCATCTGCTCCGGTCACTGTTCCTAAGACTGCATCCCCAAGTGCAGCAAAGTCAAAGGCCGGTGCTTCTACTGACGTAGAAAAGGCATTTGATGATTTGTTCAACTCCTAAATCCAAATAAAAATAGCTGGCGGAGTTTTTATGCTCCGCCAGCTGTCTACATATAGTTATGGCAAAAAAATCAAACAACGGCGGAGCGTCTTCCGATAAAGACGACCTAATTGATCTGCTTCAAAGTGAGCTTAACAAAGCCAATAAAGATGGTGGAAAGATTGCGTACAGGTTGGACGAACAAGATAGTCCAGCAGATGTTACGGATTGGATCAGTACTGGTTCATCTATGTTGGATCTTGCTATTAGTAATCGACCACATGGTGGTTTACCGGTGGGAAAAATGGTGGAATTCAACGGACTCGAAGGAACAGGAAAATCTTTGTTGGCAGCACACGTTGTTGCCGATACGCAAAAAAAGAAAGGACTTGCGGTAGTTATTGATACCGAAAATGCAGCCGCTCCCGATTTCTGGAAGAGTTTGGGTGTTGATCTATCTAAGTTATTGTATGTTCAATGTGAAACCGTTGAAGATATTTTTGATCAGATGGAGCGTATGATTGCAATTGTCAGAAAAAGCAACAAGGATCGTATTCTTACAATCATTGTTGACTCTGTGGCAGCAGCATCAACCAAGGCAGAACAAGAAAGTGAGCACGGCAAGGATGGTTATGCAACGGGTAAGAGCATCATTATTAGTAAGGCGATGCGCAAGATTACAACCATGCTTGGTAAACAGAAAGTACTTATTGTGTACACCAATCAACTACGGCAGAACTTGAAAGCAATGGCGTTTAGTGATCCGTATATAGTAAGTGGTGGTAAAGCTCTTGCGTATCACTGTAGCGTTCGTGTTCGGTTGAACAATGCAGGCAAACTCAAAAAAGGTGATGAAGTCATTGGAAATGAGTGCAAAGCTGTGGTTGTAAAAAACAGAATGGGTCCACCACAGAGAATCACAAATTTCGATATCTATTTTGATAGCGGAATTGCAGATTATAGCAGTTGGATAAAAGTGCTAAAGGATAATAATATTCTCAAGCAAGGTGGTGCGTATTACACGTATGTTAAAAATGATGGCACAGATTGGAAGTTTCAAGCAAAAGATTTCATATCAACACTGCGAAACGACAACGCTCTCAAGGAAGAAGTCTACTTGAAGATTTGTGATGCTGTTATTATGAAATACAAAGATCCAAACAGCAAGATTGTTGAAGATGTTGAATTGTCAACTGACGATGTGTCGGGATTAGAAGAACCGTAAACCATCATGAGCGGTTTCACTTCCAATGAAAAAAAACGATTGTTCTCTTTGTTTGAGAACGTCAAGGAAGAGATCGGAGTTAACGGACTTCAAAAAACCGTTAACTCCGATGTTCTGCTGATTGATGGCTTGAATACTTTTATTCGATCTTTCATGGCAATTCCGTCGATGAATGCTGACGGTTTGCATACCGGCGGGATCGCAGGTTTTCTAAAAAGTGTGGGTTACGCAATTAAGTTGCTTAATCCAACAAGAGTCATTGTTGTGTTTGATGGCAACGGTGGCTCGCAAAAACGTCGCAAGATTTATCCAGACTACAAAAAGGGTCGTAAGACTCGTATTCGGTTCAACAGAACATATGATGAAATGACCAGTTCTGACATTGAACAGAAAAACATCAGATTGGAACTTTTGCGGTTGATCAATTATTTGGAGGTTTTGCCGTTGACCACAATGGCAATCGATAATATTGAAGCCGATGATACCATTGCGTATCTATCAGAACAAACATTCAAGGACAGCAATGTATTCATTATGTCATCCGACAAGGATTTCTTGCAACTGGCAAGTGACAAGGTGAAATTGTGGAGTCCTACCAAGAAAAAGCTTTTCGGCTGCAAGGAAATTGTGGACGAGTATGGAATTAGTTGCGGCAACTTCATATATTACAGAGTAATGGAAGGTGATGCCAGCGACAATATTCCGGGTATTGAAGGAGCGGGAGCCAAGCGAATTCTACAAGCATTCCCGTTTCTTGCTGACGAACGAGTCACTTCTTTGCAGGAAATCTACAACTACGCAGAGAATAATAAAGGTAAATACAAACTCTACGAGCGAGTATTGGAAAACAAACTCACGATGGAACGTAACTATGAATTGATGCAGTTGAAAGATACTCAAATTCAAAGTTTCACACAACTTCGCATCGAAGAGATCATGCAAAAACCCACACCTCGCATCAACAAACTGGCATTCAGTAAATTGATCAATGAGGATAAAATGTGGAATAACCTACCGAATTACAACGTCTGGCTCAGCGAGACGTGGGGCAAGGTTAACAGCTTCGTGCTGTAATTGTAAATTGTAAATTCAAACTTCATATACGTTGCACACAGCAAGCCTGTGGTGTACAGTAACTAACATACGGTAACACAAGAACAAAAACAAAGAAAATGAACGATACGCACATCATCGATAACTTAAAGAAATTTGGAAATGAATTCCAGATCAAATGCATCTCCGGCTTAGTCAGTGACCGACCATTTATTGAACGTCTAGCAGACCTCGTTGAACCAGACTTTTTTGAAACCGATGCACACAAGTGGATTGTGAAAGAGAGTATTAAGTATTTCAACGAATACCGCGATCTACCAACACTGAATGTTTTCAAGGTAAAAATGGATACCTTGACAAATGATGTGTTGAAGCAAAGCATTGTCAACAACCTCAAAGTTGTTTATATGAAGATGAATGATGGTGATCTTACATTCATCAAAGAGCAATTCCTTGAATTCTGTAAGAATCAGAAGCTCAAAATGGCAATCAGCGAAAGTATGGATTTGCTTGTCACGGGTGAATATGAAAAGATCAAGAGCAAAGTTGACGAAGCTTTGAAGGCTGGTATGGAGCGTAATCTGGGACATGCTTATGATGAAGATGTTGATAAGCGCATGTCTGTTATGGCTCGTAACGCAATCAAAACTAATTGGGAAGTTATTGATAACTTGATGGATGGTGGACTTGGGCCGGGTGAACTTGGCATTATCACAGCGTGTGCGGGCAGTGGTAAATCGTGGGTTCTCAGCAAGATTGGTGCTGAAGCCATGAAGCAAGGCAAGAACGTTCTCCATTTCACTTTGGAATTGAATGAAAACTACGTGGGTCTGCGTTACGATGCTTGTTTCACTGGTATTGATTTCCAAAATATTCGCAACAATGTTGATATTGTCAAGCAGAAAATTGGCGAAGTTTCTGGTAAATTGAAGATCAAGTATTTTCCAATCAAGACCGTATCTGCAAACAGCCTCAAGAATCATTGTGAGCGGATTCAAACACTGGGCACAAAAATTGATTTGATTATTGTTGATTATGCTGATATTTTGAGACCAATGCACAGTGAGCGCAACAGCAACAGTTACAGTGAAGCTGGTGGCATTTATGAAGAACTGCGTGGTGTTGCTGGTGAATTGCAAGTTCCTATTTGGAGTGCATCTCAAAGCAATCGTGCGGCAATGGACGAAGACATTATTCAAGCCAACAACATTGCTGATAGCTATCGTAAAATTATGACCGCCGATTTTGTTATGAGCTTGAGCCGTAAGGTGCAAGATAAGGTAGCTAACACAGCACGATTCCATATTATTAAGAATCGTTTTGGACCTGATGGTTTGACGTTCCCAAGCAAAATGAATGCTGGCTGTGGTCACATTGAAATTTTTGCAGAAAATAGCCGAGAAGGTGTTGCTCTTCAAAATGAAATGATGAATGGTGAAAACCAAGTCAAGAGTGTATTGAAGAATAAGTGGAACGCACATAGCAGTTCCGAGGATGCTGACGAATAATGCATAGTCTGGCGATGCTAAAAGTTTAATAAAAAAATTAAAAAAACTGCTGATTAAACATCAACATCGCCAGACTCAGCAGATAGTTATTTACCACCATCGAATAGATTATGAACAAAGAAATTTTTATCAAAAAACGCAGCGGAAAAGTTGAAAAGTTTAATGCAGACAAAATCAACAAGATTCTGCAATGGGCTACAGAAGATATAAAAGGTGTAAGTTTTGAAGAAGTTGCTATGAATGCCCATCTGTCATTTTTTGATGGTATGAGCAGCAAGAATATTCACACAATGCTCACTGAGGCAGCATCCAATCTTATCAGTGAGGAAAAATCCAACTATCAATTTGTAGCAGCACGATTGTTGAACTATCAGTTGCGCAAGGAAGTTTGGGGTGGTAAGAATCCTCCAAAGCTATATGATCTTGTCAAGGATAACATATCTCACTTGGTGTATGATGATGCAATTCTGAATTGGTATACTAAACAAGAGTTTGATAAACTTGATGAATATCTTAAGCATGATCGTGATTTGAATTTTGCGTATGCTGGTATCAAACAACTATGTGACAAATATCTTGTACAAAATCGTAGCACCAAGAAAATCTATGAAACTCCACAGTTTGCATACATGTTGATTGCTATGACCTTCTTTAAGGATTATAAGGAGCACCGCCTTGAATATGTGAAGCGAGCATACAACTACTTTAGTAAACATAAAATCAATCTACCCACGCCAATCATGGCGGGTGTACGAACAGCAATGAAAAGTTATGCTTCATGCTCTCTTTTCACTGTGGACGACACACTACACAGTATATTTGCTAACAACAGTGCGGTAGGATTCGCAACCGCAAGTAGGTATGGTATTGGACTCAATTTGAGCCGTCTACGTGCCACTAACGCACCCATTCGTAATGGTGAAGTGATTCATACAGGTCCTATTCCATTTGCCAAAGCATTTGAGTCAACCGTGAAGTGTTGTCACCAGAATGGTATTCGTGGTGGAAGTGCAACTGTAAACTTTGCATGGTTCCATTACGATATCATGGACATTCTGGTGTTAAAGAACAACGCTGGTACTGATGACAACCGAGTTCGTAAGTTGGACTACTGTGTTGGATTAGATAAACTAATCTTTGAACGTTTTTTGAAGAATCAAGATGTAACATTATTTAGTTATCATGAATGCCCATCGTTGTGGAATACTTTCGGATTGGAAGGATTCAAGGAAAAGTATGAGAAGGCTGAAGCCAATAAAAATCTCAAATTTAAGAAAAAAATACCTGCCCGTGAATTGATTGGTCTTCTTGCCAAGGAACGTCTGGAAACAGGCCGCATCTATACGATGTTTGTGGATCACGCAAATGAACATGGAAGCTGGCTTGACCAAGTGGATACGAGTAACCTGTGCCTAGAAGTCAACCATCCTTTGATTCCTATTAGTGATGTTAATGATCCAAATGGTGAAATTGGCGTTTGTATTCTTGCGGCAGTGAATTGGCTCGAAATTGCATCTGAACAAGAAATGGAGAGTGTTTGTGATATTATTGTCAGAATGCTTGATTCTTTGATTGAACACCAAAATTACTTTGTTCCAGCCGCCGAGAATTTTGCCAAGAAACGTCGCAGTCTTGGTGTTGGTGTTTCCAACTTGGCTGCTCTTCTTGCCAAGGAGGGTTTGAAGTATTGGGATCCCAAGGCTCCCAACTTTGTTGCCAAGTGGATGGAAATGATGAGTTTCTATTTGATCAAGGCTAGTGTTGAAATGGCAAAAGAACTTGGTAAGTGTGAGAAGTTTGATAGAACCAAGTTTAGTCAAGGTATTCTTCCAATTGATACTTATAAGAAAGACGTTGATGAATTCATCACTGAACCTCTACATATGGATTGGGAAGGCCTGCGTAGCGACATCAAGCAGCACGGTATGCGGCACAGTACATTGACAGCGTGTATGCCGGTGGAATCGAGCAGCGTTATACAGAGTAGTACCAATGGTATTGAACCTCCACGTAGTGCCATCAGTTTCAAGGGAAGCAAAAGCAATATTTTACCAGTGGTAATTCCCAACATTGATAAATATAAGAACAATTATACTTTTGCATTTGATATGCCAAGTAACGAAGGTTATCTAAAGGTTGCAGCGGCAATTCAAAAGTTTACTGATATGAGCATCAGTACAAATACATACTATATTCCATCTCGCTATGAAAAGAATGCGGTACCTGTAGAGACTGTGATCAAAGACATGCTTTTGGCCTATAAGTACGGACTCAAGAATTTGTACTATGCAAACACTGATGATGGTGATAAGCAAAGTGCGATGGAACAAAAAGCAGTTGTGGAAAAACTACAACCAAAGCTGGAGCAAGAAAGTGGTTGTGAAAGTGGTGCCTGTGCCCTATAATAAAAAATAACATGAAAACTGTACTGAACAAATCCAATATTGATGTAAATAAGAATCCTATGTTCCTAGGAGAGGATCTGTCTCTGCAAAGGTATGATCGCCAAAAGTATCCTAAGTTCTACGATTTGTATGACCAACAGTTGAACTTCTTTTGGAGACCACAGGAAGTTACGTTGGTCAAGGATATTACAGATTACAAGAATCTATCAGACGAAGAACGTTTTGTATTTGATAGTAATCTTAAGTTTCAGACCGTAGTTGACAGTATGTTGAGTCGTAGTATTCATCAAATGATGCAACACGTTACAAATCCAGAATTGGAAATTTGTATGAATACTTGGAGTTTCTTTGAAACCATTCATAGTAATTCATACACATATATTCTTCAAAACGTGTATCCTGATGCCACCAAGTTCTTTGATAGCATTCTTGAAGATAAGGAGATTGTCAAGCGAGCCAAAGCAATCAGTGAAAAATATGACGCTTTGCTTGCAAATGATAAAGACGACATTCGTCAACAAATTTTTGACGCATTGATAGCAACTCAGATCACTGAGGGCTTGATATTTTATGTAAGTTTTGCGTGCAGTTTCTATTTTGGATATCGTGGTAAGATGGAGGGTAACAGTAAAATCATCAAGTTCATCAGCCGTGATGAAAACCTACACGTAGCCATCACACAAAATATTCTTAAACATCTTACAGACAATAAGGACGAGGGATTCCAAGATATTATCAAAAAGAGTGAAGACAAGGTATACGAGGCGTATAGAATTGCCGTGGAAGCTGAAAAGGATTGGGCGGATTATCTATTCAGCAAGGGCAGTCTTGTGGGATTAACAGCAGAAAGTCTCAAAGCATATGTTGAGTGGCTTGCCAACAACCGTTTGACAAGTATGGGATACAAGAAATTGTACCCAAATGCCAAAATAAATCCATTGGCTGGATGGTTGGATAGTTATTAC